CCCGTTACTCCGCCTGCAACCCCACCGGCCCCGTCTCCCGCGCCGTCTTCGACTCCCCCCAGCGGCGGCATATATACTCCCGGCCCGACACCGCCCCCCAGCGGCGGCATATATACTCCCGGCCCGGCAACGCCGCCTGTCGCCCCGACTATTCCAAACCCGACGGTTACTCCGCCGGTAACACCGCCGGTAACACCGCCTGTCACCCCGGAGACTCCGGCAACCCCTCCGGTAACACCTCCCGTCACTCCGCCGGTAACACCCCCGGCAACCCCTCCGGTAACACCCCCCGTCACTCCGGAGACTCCGGTAACCCCACCGGTAACCCCACCGGTAACCCCACCGGCTACTCCGCCCGCCACGCCGGCTACTCCAGCGTTCAGGCCCGCGCGCGGGAACACGTTGATCAATGGGGACATGCAGCGTGACAGCGAGGGCCTCATCCTAGACACGCAGGGAAATCGCGTAGCGGCGGGGACGGTCATCGACCTTGGAGCGGGCGGCAAGTTCTACGTAGGCGCTGACGGCAAGCTGTCCGCTAACGACCCAAATGTCGTTCCCCTTGCACCCTCTGGGCAACTTGTTGCACCCACGGGGGCTTACTTATCCACGGCGGCGCAAAAGCAAGCTTTCACGGCAGGAGCCAATGCCGCGGGGATGAAGGAAGATTCCACGGGAAGGCTGTTTTATGCCAACGGAACGGTTGTTCCAGAGGGAACAGTCATATCGTCTGCCCCCGGATCTTTTGCGGGATCTACGCTTGGCTACAGGGTAGGGGCAAACGGAAGGGCGTCTTTATTCCTAAACCTACCCGGAGTTCCCGGATTTTCAGGACCTCCGGAAGTAAAGCAATATGTCGGACCCGGCATTGCAAAGGCCTTTGACCTTGGGGGTCGTGACGTTAACCAAGTCCTGAGCGAAACGCTTCCTCCTCTTTACATAGATGGGAAGAAAAACACGAACGTCACGCTTCAGCAAATCGACGACGAGATATTCAGAAAAACCCTTCGCACGGGGTATGCCCCAGTCGCCGCTGGGACAAAAAAAGAGGAATACGGAAATCTAGGCTTTGGCCAGGCCTTTGCCGGGGGCAATGTTGCCATCCCAAATACTAAAGGCGCGGGCCTTTGGGCAGCGGGCCTTGATCCAGACGACCCCTCTGTTGGTCTTCGAATCGAGCGTTGGGCGCGTGAAAACCCTTGGGGCGCTGAAAATGTCAACGATTTCTATAAGACCTTTGGCATTGACAGGGCCACTCTTACTAACGAGGAGAAAAGAAAATATCAGCTAGAAGCGGTTGATTGGTATTTTCGAAATAAAGGCCAAATGGCCCCTGTTCCATACGGAAGCGATGAATATGTTGCTCAAAACATAAACAGAATTCATCGCCGTACCGGCTACGTACCAATCCCTCAAGGAACCGTCATCAACGGTGTCACGCTTGGCGGCGGCCTTGGAGCGAGCAACGATAACCCCAATACATTAAACGCGACTTATGGCGGTTTGATTGGAATTGGGATTGACCCATACGACCCCGCGCTGTGGCAAAGGCTTGACCTGCTTGTTCGAAACGACAACAAGATAGGCGGAGAAATCGGCGGCAAACTTGCCGAGTATTTCAGCAAGAATCCGAGAACGGGGACTAGCGCCGACCTTATCAACGGAGTGGACTGGTACTACCGCGACCTTGGTCGCCGGATGGACAAGGACAACTCATTCTTTGGGTCGCTGGTCGGGAAGATTATTGGCATTGGCCTGACAACCGTTGCGGGCGTTATTAACCCGTGGCTTGGTGCTGCAGTAGGAGCAGGAATTGGCGTGGCCAGCGGCGGCGGATTCTTGGGCGCACTGATGGGCGGACTTGGTGGGTATGGCTGGGGCAACATCCTTGGCAAGGCCGGGATTAACCTCAACAACATCGTCAAGATTCCGATTATCCAGAAGCTGGGCATCCTGCCCTCCCCATCTACTGCGTTTGGAGTGGAAGCTCTTCAGGCACTCCTGTCGAGTCCCGTCGAACTTGGGAAGAAGTTTGCAGGAAGTCTGGCCGGTGTTGCGTGGGACGAGTTGACTGAAGAGGACAAGCGTCAGATGTCTGACCTTGCCATCGAGATGAACGTCCCAATCGCCCAGTTCAAGGCAGGCATGAGACAGCCTGGCGCTGCATCCCCTGCGCCTTCCCCGTCTCCTTCCCCGTCTCCTTCCCCGTCCCCCGCGCCGTCTTCGACTCCCAGTGTCGGCCCAAGAGGGATAGTGGACTTATCAAGCTACGCCTTGGCCAATGGCCTTATCAAAAGGGCAACGGGAGGCGAGGTCACAAGCCCGTGGGCCTCGGACCTTGAGCAGTTGACCAAGGGATGGGATCAAAAGCAGCAGTCTTTGGAAGATAAGTTTTCTCAGATGACGAATGACCAGTTCATCCAACAGGCGGACGCAAGCTCGTCGCAGGCTGCTCCCGGCGAGGCGAAAAAGGATTACACTGACTTAATGTCACCGACGCCTAACGCCATGGCGTCGGCGGGCATTAACTCGTTCATCAAGAGCTACGGATAACCCAATGCCTATAGACAAAGCACTGAATCCTGCGCCTTCACTCGAAATTATCGCGGTGACGGACGAGGAACCCGATATTGAGATCGTGATTGACCCTGATGGGGGCGCGACGATTGAGATAGGGTCCTCGGACCAAGGACCAAGGGACTTTTACGAGAACCTTGCCGAGGTGGTAGACCCTTCAGTGCTGTCCAGGATTGCGTTGGACTTGCTGGATCTGTACGAATCGGACAAGGCTAGCCGGGGAGATTGGGAGACCCAGTACACGAAGGGCCTTGAGCTGTTGGGTTTGAAGATGGAAGAGCGCACCAAGCCCTTCCGTGGAGCCTCGGGTGCCGCGCATCCCATGCTCACAGAGGCGATTGTGCAGTTCCAAGCGCAGGCATTTAAGGAATTGATGCCCGCTGGAGGCCCTGTCAGGACGCAGATTGTTGGTAAAGAGACCTTGGACAAGGTCCAGCAGGCCGCTCGCGTTCAAGATTTCATGAACTATCAGATCACAACGGTGATGGCTGAGTACACACCGGAGATGGACCAGGCGCTTTTCTACCTGGGCTACGGTGGATCTGTGTTCAAGAAGACGTATTTCGACGCCACGCGCGGTCGGATGGTTAGTAAATTGGTCTTGGCGGATGATTTGATCATCCCGTACAACGGTTCGAGCGTGATAAGTGAGTGCCCACGCATTACTCACCGCATCGCGATGTACGAAAACGACTTCAAGAAGCGCGTTTGGTCTGGGGAATATCTGGACTACACATTCTTTCCGTCCCCGTCCCCCGAATCTCCGTCAGAAATCCAGTCTGGGATTAACAGACTGGTGGGCATTGAGCCTTCCAGCCGCACAGACGAACTGTTTCTGCTGGAATTTCACGTCGATCTCGACATTGAGGGCTTTGAAGACGAGGACGAAGACGGAAATTTGACCGGGATCAAGCGTCCCTACGTCGTTACCGTCGAAGAAAACAGCGGAAAAATTGTTGGAGTTCGCAGGAACTGGGAAGAAGGCGACGAACTCAAGCAACGAATCGAATATTTCGTTCATTACGTGCTGGTCGAGGGCCCTGGAGCATACGGCTTGGGCTTTGTGCACCTGATTGGAGGCCTTTCCAAGGCTGCGACCTCGGCACTTCGTCAGCTTTTGGATGCAGGAACGCTCGCAAACCTGCCTGCGGGCTTCAAAGCCAAGGGTGCGCGGATCGCGGACGACGATAATCCCATCCAGCCGGGCGAGTGGAGGGATATTGACGCGGGCGGCGCGGAACTTTCGGCCTCTCTGCTGCCGCTTCCGTACAAAGAGCCCAGCCAGACGCTATTCCAGCTGCTCGGATTTACGGTCGAGGCCGGCCAGCGCCTTGCCAGCATTGCTGACATGCAGGTTGGAGACGGAAATCAGCAGGCGGCGGTAGGAACTACGCTGGCGTTGCTGGAACGCGGCTCGATGGTGATGTCCGCCATCCACAAGCGCCTGCACTATTCGCAGAAACTAGAGTTTGAGATGCTCGCGCGCGGGTTCGCGCGGTGTTTGCCAGACTCCTACCCCTATGACGTGCCGGGTGCAAGCCGCACCATCAAGCGTTACGACTTCAACAACATGGTCGCGGTGCTTCCAGTATCCGACCCGAACATCTTCTCGAGCGCCCAGCGTCTTACGCTGGCGCAGATGCAGCTTGAAATGGCGCAGAGCGCGCCGCAGATGCACAACCTGTACGAAGCCTACTATCGCGTCTACTCCGCGATGAACGTGCGGGACATCGATGGCATTCTGAGGCCTCAGAACACGCAGATGCCCAAGGATCCAGCCTCTGAAAACTCCTCTGTCATGGACTTGATGGAGCTAAAGGCGTTTGCAGGCCAGCACCATGATGCCCACATCATGGCGCACTTGCTGATGGGGATGTCTCCCCTCATCCAATCCATTCCTCAGGCGGCGATCATCTTGCAGAAGCATGTGTTTGATCACATTCGCTTGAAGGCGGAAGAGGATGCGGAGGCGGAACTCTTTCGCCAGTACGGGAAAGACCCTGAAAGACTTGTCTCCGACATCCAGAGAGAAGGCCTGGTCGCGACGCTTATCGCCAAGAACCTGCAAGAAGCCAAGGCCCTGCAGGAACAGTTGGCTGGTATGGGCCAGGCGCAGGCTCCGCAGCAGGACCCGGTGGTCATGCTGAAGGAAAAGGAGCTGGAACTTCGTGCGCAGCAGGATCAAGCGAAGATGCAGATCGAACAGGCGAAGATGCAGCAGAATGCACAGATTCAGCAGCAGCGTATTCAGTCCCAAGAGAAGATTGCGCAGGCTCGCGTGGATGTCTCGCGCGAAAGAGCAGCAATGATGAACGAACAAATTCAAGGAGCACAACAAAATGCCGCTCAAAAAGGGTCGCAGTAAAAAGGTCATTGGCGGCAACATCGGCGAGATGGTGCGGAAGTTCAAAAAGACCGGGAAGATTGGAACTAGTAGCCCAGGTGGCCTGAAGTCTGCTGTTTCGCAGGCCGCGGCGATTGCGTATTCAAAAGCGGGCAAAGCCAAGACCAAAAAAAGCATGGGCGGCGCAGTTAGGTCTGTTGTTCGCAGGGACGGAAGGACCCCGACCAAGATTTATTGAGTGATTTTTCTTGCCATGGTGCGGCATTCGCTGCACCATGGCGACGCCTTCAGACGTGGCCTAATTCGTCTGCTTTACATGGGAACTGCCATGCTTGAATTTGCAGAAAGTCTCCTCAAGGAGATACGAAAGCTACAGGCTGACACGGAAGCGTTTGTCCTTAACGGCAACATTGCCGACATGGAGCGTTATCGCTTCATGATGGGCCGTCTTGAAGGCTTAAAAATGGTTGATGCGATTACCAGAGATCTTCTGGCTAAGCGTAGCGACGATGATTTTTAACCGGAAGGAGGGCACTGATGACAACTGCATCTGAAGAAAAGCCGATGACGGCGCTTGAGCAGAAGTGGAAGGAAGCTGGCGAGGGCAAAAGCCCTGCGTTGGACGACGCTTATGACGCTGAAGGCAAGTTTCAGCCGGAAAAGCTTGGGACCGCGCTGCGAGATTTAGTTCCAACCCCAGTAGGCTGGCGAATTGCCATTCTTCCCTACCGTGGACCCGAAAAAACCAAAGGCGGAATTGTTCTGGCGGACGAAACGCAGCGTCGAACGCAGCTTGCTACGACGTGTGGTTACGTTTTGAAGCTAGGGGACCTCGCCTACAAGGATGAGTCCAAGTTTCCTTCCGGCCCGTGGTGCGCGGAAGGTGATTGGATCATTTTCGGGCGCTATGCGGGTTCTAGGATCAGCATTGACGGCGGAGAAATTCGTATCTTGAACGACGATGAAATCATCGGGCGTATTAACGACCCCGAAGATATTCTTCACATGTGAGGAGCATGCAAATGTCAGACGATGAAATGCAGTTTAACGTAGGGGAAGACGAATCCCCTGCCACGGTCACCTTGAACCCCACTGAGGGGAACAAGGTTGAGGCGGTTGTTGAGGAGGGCGAGCTTGACCAGTACAGCGATAAGGTTAAGCGGCGCATTGACAAGCTGACGGCTCGGTTGCGGGAGACCGAACGCCGTGAACAGGCGGCCTTGGAGTATGCCAAGGGCGCGCAGCAGCGTGCGCACGAGCTGGAGAGGCAGTATCAGCGCACGGATTACGCGCGGTTGAATGAGGCGAACACTCGCCTAGAGAGCCAGGCTTTGGCCCTGAAGCAGATTATCCGCAAGGCCCGTGAAGAGGGCGACGTGGATACTGAAACAGAGGCTCAGCAGCGCCTGACATCGATTATGCTCGAGAAACAGCAGGTAGTTAACGTTGCAGCTCAGCGTGAAGCGTATCTGAACCAGCCGCAGCAGCAGGTCGCGCCGCAACAGCAGACACCGCGGCCCGCGCAGCGTCAGCCCGACCCCAAGGCGGAGGACTGGGCGGAGCGTAACCAGTGGTTTGGGCGGGACACGGTCCTGACCCACGCGGCATGGGGCGTTCACAAGGAGATGGTTCAAAAGGAAGGATTTGACCCCCAGTCAGATGACTACTATGATGAACTTGACAAACGCATGAGAGACCTTTTTCCACAAAAGTTTGAAAGTGCGTCAACTAATTCCAGGAGCTATCGGCCCGTGCAAACGGTAGCTCCTGCGGCCCGATCAATGGGCGCAGTACATGCACGCCGCACTGTCCGGTTGACTCCGAGCCAGGTTGCGATTGCCAAAAAGTTGGGTGTTCCGCTAGAGGAATACGCCAAGTACGTGAAGGAGTAGGAAATGTCCGACGCTTTTGATGTGCCAAAATTGAATCGCACCGCTCGCGAGACTCGCGAAGCGACTGCGCGCCGCAAGCCTTGGGCTCCCCCTTCCCGTCTTGATGCGCCGCCCGCTCCCGCCGGATACAAACACCGGTGGATTAGAGCAGAAGCCGGTGGTCAGGAAGACCGAATCAACATTGCTGGTAAGCTTCGAGAAGGCTACGAGCTTGTTCGTTCGGAAGAGTACCCTGACTTCACTGCCCCGTCAGTTGAAGACGGTCGTCACGCTGGGGTTCTCAGCGTTGGCGGGCTCCTTCTTGCTCGAATCCCTGAAGAATCCGTTGATGAACGCAGGGCATACTATTCTTCCCGCACCCACGACCAGCTTAAGGCTGTCGATAACGACCTTTTGAAGTCAAATTCGCATTCATCGATGCGGATTGACCGACCGTCGCGGCAGACCAAAGTATCTTTTGGGGGGCCGAAAGGCTCCAATTAGTAACATTTTTGAGGAATAGACAATGGCAAATGTCGATAAAGCATTTGGTCTGCGTCCGCTGGGTAATCTTTCTGCGACTGGCGCTCAGAAGCAGTACGGTTATGAAATTGCGGACAACCAGTCCGGTGCCATCTACCAGGGTGACCTTGTCACCATTGTTGATGGCTACATCGTGAAGTTCGTGCCCGCCACCCACTCGGCGGCGCTCGGTGTTTTTAACGGTTGCAACTACATTGACCCGTCGTCGGGCAAGCCGACCTGGAAGAACTACTATCCGGGCAGCGTTAACATTACGTCGGGCAAGATTACTGCCGACGTTCTTGACGACCCGAACCAGCTTTTCCTTATTCAGGCGGATGAGGACATCGTTCAGGGCGACATTGGCAAGAATGCGGATGTGGTCGGCACTGGTGGTAGCACCACCACCGGCGTTTCCACGATGGAGCTTGATTCTTCCACGATTGCCGACACGGCTGCCCTTAATCTTAAGATTGTTGGGCTGTGGAATACTCCCGGCAATGAGCTGGGTAACTACGCAGTTGTCGTTGTGAAGATCAACGAGCACCTGTACGGTTCCACCGGCGTCAAGGCTGTGACCTAAGAGGTAATTACAAATGGCAATTTCACGCGCACAGCTTGTAAAAGAACTTGAGCCGGGTTTGAACGCCCTGTTCGGTCTTGAGTACAAGAACTACGAGAACGAACACACGGAAATCTACGACATCGAGTCGTCTGACCGTGCGTTTGAAGAAGAAGTGATGGAAGCCGGCTTTGGCGAGGCTCCGGTGAAGAACGAAGGCGCTGGCGTCGCTTACGACCAGGCGCAGGAAGTCTACACCGCCCGCTACACGCACGAGACCATCGCCCTGGCGTTCAGCCTGACCGAAGAAGCGGTTGAGGACAACCTCTACGACCGCCTGTCGGCTCGCTACACGAAGGCGCTGGCCCGTTCCATGGCTACCACCAAGCAGATCAAGGCCGCTTCCGTGTTGAACGGTGCCTTCGACACCTCTCTGGGTGGTGACGGCAAGCCCCTCTGCGCGACGGACCACCCGACCCTGTCGGGACCGGACCTGCGCAACGAGCTTGAGACGGCGGCGGACCTTTCGGAAACTTCCCTTGAGCAGGCGCTCATTGACATCGCGGCGTTCACTGACGAACGCGGTCTCAAGATTGCCGTTCAGGGCCTGAAGCTGCTTATTCCGAAGGAACTTCAGTTCACGGCGGATCGTATCCTGAAGTCCACACTCCGTGTCGGCACTGCGGACAACGACATCAACGCTATTCGCAACATGGGCATGATTCCCCAGGGCTACACGGTCAACCATTACCTGACCGACCCCGATGCGTGGTTTGTTAAGACCGACGCACCGAACGGGATGAAGATGTTCCAGCGTGTTTCGATCAAGACTGGCTTCGAAGGCGACTTCGACACCGGCAATGTTCGATACAAGGCTCGTGAGCGCTACAGCTTCGGCTTCAGCGATCCGCGCGGCATCTTTGGGTCGCCTGGTTCGGCCTAACCTGGGAGAAATCCTTGAATTAAGGGGGCTGTCAAAGCCCCCTTTTTTCATCTAGACTCTGACTTATCTAGGGTTTTTTTACCTGTGCCGACTGTCCTAGCAGACTTTGTAGAGACGGTACAGGAAGTGCTACAACACGAGGATAAAACATGGCTTCTACTACTTTTTCGGGTCCAGTAACGTCGACCAACGGCTTTATTGGAAATGTCACGGGCGCTGTTACTGCTACAACCCCGGTCAATGCCACGGCGTCCACTCTTGCCGTCACTGCGGCCACGCACGGCGGACGTGTTGTTACCCTTAATCGTGCAGCGGGCATCGCCGTCACCCTTCCGGCTGCTTCTGGCAGCGGCACCGTTTACCAGTTCGTGATCGGCACGTCCGTCACGAGCAATTCGACCACCATCAAAGTGGCCAACGCCAGCGACACCATGACCGGTTCCGCTTATGTAATCTCGGACGGAGCGGCGGCGGTCCTCGGCTACAAGACGGGGGCTTCTGACGACACGGTCACCTTTAACGGCAACACCTTGGGTGGCCTAAAAGGAGATACGGTTCGCCTCGTTGATGTTGCGGCGAATCTGTATTCGGTACAGGTGCTGTCGCAGGCGACCGGGACTGAGGCGACTCCTTTTAGCGCTACGGTCTAAGGGGCTCACACATGAGCTTCGCTAGTGACATTCAGGCCGTCCGAAAGACGGCCACCGGGGATGCTGTTTCTGGACGAACTCGCCTCGCTGGGCTGTATTTCACCCACACCGCCACACCCGCAACGATCACGTTGCGGAGTGGTGGCTCGGGCGGAACCACCAAGTTTGCGATCACCAGCCCTGCTGCCGCGGGATCTCAGGACATGATTATTCCTGACAACGGCATTTTGTTTGAAAGTGGCATTCACATAACCCTTAGCAGCGCGGAAATCACCACGGTTACCCTGCTGTTTGTGGGCGGCGCTGCGGCGTAGGTTTTGGGCGATGGCTACCTCTAGAGGCATGGGCATCAAAACCTCGGTTCGCTCCGGTAATTTTCGCGCCACGAAGTCCGGGGCAGGAATGACCAAGAAAGGGGTTGCCGCTTATCGAAAAGCCAATCCAGGGAGCAAGCTGCAGACAGCAGTCACGGAAGACAATCCCAAAGGGACAAGAGCAAAGCGCCGTAAGTCTTTCTGTGCGCGCTCTGAAGGTCAGATGAGGATGTTTCCAAAGGCTGCCAACGACCCTAATAGTCGGCTAAGGCAGGCTCGGAAACGCTGGAAGTGCTGAATCATGGAACTCATGATCTGGAATGTAATCCTCACAGCCCTAGTGACGATGATGGGCTTTTTGTTTAAGGAAAAAGTAACGGAACTCAGCCGTATCGGGGTCCTATTAAACAAGACTCGTGAAGAAATGGCTAGAGACCACATCACTCGCGCGGAGGTCCGCGCGGACATGGAGCGATTAGTTGAACATGTTGATGTTCGATTTAATCGTCTTGAAAGCAAAATTGACGAACTAAGAAAAGGGTAGTCCCATGAAAAAACGAGGAATGGGCGCTGCGACCAAGGGTGGTGGCTGCTGCATGGGCGGCATGGCCGTCAAGAAGTACGCCGAAGGCAGCCCTAAAGAGGGCGTTACCAAGGACATGCTTCCTTGGATGTCTAAAGAACTGGGCAAGAAGTCGTATGGCTCGGCGGAAGGCGTTACCAAGGACATGCTTCCTTGGATGTCTAAGATGTCGAAGAAAAAAGCGATGAAAAAGCCTTCTCGTAGGCTTCCGTATGAACCGATGGTTCCAAGGAGATAACTATGCCACGTGGAATGGGATGCGCCGTTCGCGGCGGTAAAAAAGGCAAGACCATCAAGGCCACCAGCAAAAAGACTGGTCCGATCATGATGAACAAAGGCGGGATGGCCATTAGCCCTCGCAAACGCATGGCTATGGGCATGAAGAACGGCGGAATGTGCTAAATGGCAACGTCCGGAACGACCGATTTTACGCTTCAGATTGACGACATAGTCGAAGAAGCGTTTGAGCGTTGTGGCATGCGGGTAACCAATGGTTACCAGCTGAATTCCGCTCGTCGGTCGCTCAACCTGATGTTCCTGGACTGGGCAAATCGTGGATTGAACTTGTGGACGATTGAGCAGGCAACAGCTCCTTTGAGCGTTGGAACGAACCAACTGACGCTTGCCAGCGACACCGTCAATGTTCTTTCCGCCATTATCCGCGACTCTTCTACCTCTCCGTCTACCGACATCACGATTGATCGGATTGGAAGAGAGGAATACCTCAACATTCCGGACAAAACCACCCAGGCGCGGCCCGCTCAATACTACGTACAGCGCGCGAATACCTTCCAGGTGTTCCTGTACCCCGCCTCGGATACCTCCACGTACACCTTCGTGTACTATCGAATTCGGCGTATTCAAGACGCTGGGGGATACACGAACACAGCAGATGTAAACTTTAGGTTCCTCCCCTGCCTTGTTTCGGGCCTCGCTTACCATCTTTCCCTGAAGTATGCGCCTGAAAGAACGGAAGCATTGAAGGGTTTCTATGAGGAAGACTTCAAGCGTGCAGCTGACGAGGATAGAGACACCGCAAGTCTGCATCTGGTGCCTGACTTGGGGGTCTAATGGCCTACGCGACAGGGAAATTCTCTTACGGACTCTGTGACTACTGCGGTCAACGGTATCCGTATACCGTTTTACGCAAAAATTGGCGTGGCTTTAAGGTTTGTCCGGAAGATTACGAGCCAAAAGAGCCCCAACTTGAGCCCCTCAAGTATAGGGGAGACGCGATTGCGCTCTACCAGCCTCGACCAGACCGCGTTGAGCCGGTAACTGTCTACGTGGGAGCACCTGGGGACTCTCTTTTCCAGAGTGTTGGAAGCGCCTACAACGGAAATAACATGCAACCTCTTCAGGAGGCCCAACCGATTGCTGGTCGTGGGTCTGTTGGAGTCGTCACGGTGACCACGACATGACTTATGACGAGCTGGTAACCAACATTCGGAACTACACCGAGGTCGATGCCAACGTATTCACCAATGCGGTGATCAATACGTTCATCACTTTTGCCGAAAATCGCATCCTTAGGGACATCGATTTGGATGTTTTTAAGGTGGAAGTCGCTGGAAACCTGACATCTGGGAATAAATTCCTGTCTACGCCGTCAGATATCTTGACCCATCGCTACCTGATGGTCACTAACGGCAACGATCAAGTATTCCTTGACTACCGTGACACGTCTTTCATGAAGGAATACTGGCCAAACGGAGCCTCCACGGGCACTCCGAAGTACTACAGCACGTGGGATCAAAACACCTTTTATGTTGCTCCGACTCCAAACGCTAGTTTTACGGTAGAATTGGGGTATATCGCACGTCCCGCGCAGCTTTCTTCGGCTAATCCAACCACGTGGATTAGCACCAATTCCCCAGAAGCCCTTTTTTACGCCTGTTTGATACAAGCGTACAGCTACACGAAGGGCCCGAGGGAGATGCTGGAGTATTTTGAGAAGAGTTACACCCAGGCGTTGCAAGGCCTTGGCCTTGAACAGCAGGGCCGTCGCCGTAGAGACGAGTATCGAGACGGAATGACTCGCTTGTACCTGAAGAGTGATAGTCCAGGCCCGTAAGAGAGGGGAAAACACATGTTTGGAGAGGCATCTACCGTTTCCGTTGGGGTTGCAACTGTCGTAACCACCAACAACCGTGACCTAAACCCAGAAGAACTGGCCGACCTGGCGCTGAGAAAGATTATTAGCATCTCGGCAGACACGCCAATGCCTTTGCGAGAGCAGGCACTCGCGTTCCAAGACAAACTGCGGGCCATTCTGGTCTTTTACATGAAGCGTTCAGCTAGATCCGAACGTCTTTCCATTGCCGACCTTCTTAAGAAGGAAGGACTTGCACAGATTGCCGACAAAATAGTCGATATCGACTAGGAGAAAATGCCATGGGTTCCGTTACCAATGCAATGTGCACGTCGTTCAAGGTCGAATTGATGACCGCGACGCACAATTTCACTGCTTCTACTGGTAATGCCTTTAAGATTGCGCTCATCAAGGCTTCTCCGACGGGGGACTATGGGGCAGCGACCACAAACTATTCGAATTTGACCGGCGCTTCAGACGAAACGTCTGGGACGGGGTATACCGCAGGGGGTGTTGCGCTTACAAATGTCACCCCAACGTCATCGAGTACCACTGCCTTCACGGATTTTAGCAATGATCCTACGTGGACATCCGCTACCTTCAGTGCAGATGGGGCTTTGATCTACAACACAACCTCTTCTAACAGAGCGGTGTGCGTGTTGACGTTCAGCGGAACGAAATCGGTTACTTCTGGCAGTTTTGTTATCCAATTCCCAGCGCCAAACGCAACCGACGCTATTATTCGTATTGCATAAGCCTCCGCCTCGGGGTTGATAGGGTAGCGTTGATCACGTAATAGAGGGTAACCGTAATGGCGACGATTGTAACAAGGGCTGGAAAGGGTTCCCCTCTTACCCACAATGAGGTTGACAGTAACTTTATCAACCTCAACACGGACAAAGTAGAGCTTACAGGCACGTCCCCTGTATCCATCAGCGTTAGCACCGCTGGAAACGCATTGAGCGTTACCCAGTCTGGCGCTGGCAATGCTTTGCTTGTTGAGGACAGCGCCTCACCAGACAGCACCCCATTCATCGTCACTGCTGACGGCAGGGTCGGCATGGGCGTGCCGAACGCAAGCTATTTTCCAGGGAACATTGGGCTTTACATTACCGCTAATGATGGTAACTACAGGGTTTTGTTCCAGAGGATGTCGGACGATAGTAGTGGGCCACAATTCTTTTTTCGAAAGGGGCGCGGCACAGTTGAGGTGCGCACGGGGGTCCAGAGCGGCGATAGACTCGGGACGCTTTCGTATTCTGGTCATGTAGACACATCAAACAATTACGAAGCTGCGTCAATTTTCGCCGAAGTTGACGGCACTCCCGGCATTAACGACATGCCCGGACGGCTTGTATTCAGTACGACGGCGGATGGAGCCAGCTCTCCGACAGAAAGAATGCGAATTGACAACGCCGGGAACGTTGGGATTGGGGGAACCCCAACCGTTGACCTGTTGCGACTTACAGGAACCGCTGCGGGTGGCACGACGATCAACGGACTTATTATTGACGAAACGGTGGGGAGCGGGGTTACAGCAAATTATCGCAGCGTTCTAAGCCGTCCAATTTTGCAGAACGCAACGTTCACTCTAACCAATCTTTATCATTTTTATGCGAATCCGCAAACAAAACCCGCCGCCGCAACTCTAAGCAATCAGTACGGATTCCACGCGGAAGCAACCCTAGCTGACGCAACCGCGAACTATGGGTTTTATGGAAACATTGCCTCCGCTGCTGGGCGTTTTAATTTTTACGCAGGGGGAACGGCTCCGAATTACTTTGCCGGGAATACAACCTGCAACACCGGCCTTACGGTAAATGGAACCACGAATCTTTCCGCGCTTACTGCAAGCACTGCGCTTGCGCTTGATTCAAGCAAAAACATAGTCAGTGTCACGAATACGGGAAGCGGCGATAATGTGCTAGCCACGAGCCCGACGTTAATAACCCCTAACTTGGGGACTCCTTCTGCCATAACACTTACCAACGCGACTGGCACCGCTTCAATTAACATCAACGGAACTGTTGGAGCGACGACGCGGAACACGGGAGATTTCACTACCCTCAGCGCTTCGTCCTTGGGCCTGAATGGATCATCTTCTGGCACAGTCACGGTCAACACCGCAGCCGCTGCGGGGACTTGGACGCTTACTCTGCCGACCTCTGCGGGCACTAATGGATATGTTTTGTCTACGGACGGGGCAGGGGTTACTTCTTGGGTCGCTCAGTCTGGCGGCGGCGGGGGCGTTACTTCTTTTAGCGCCGGAACAACGGGCCTCACCCCAAATACAGCTACCACAGGCGCTGTTACGTTGGCGGGAACTCTAGCTGTTGCGAATGGCGGGACGGGAGTCACGACTTCAACGGGGACTGGATCGGTCGTGCTATCAACTTCCCCCACGCTGGGAAATATCGGCGTAGGAGGCGGTTCTGCTAGCGACTCTAGAGTCAATATCGGAGGGACGTTAACAGGTCTGACTTCGTATAACGGGGTATACGCCGGGCCTACCATTGGTAGCACCGCTACCGGCGGGTATACCGGCTTTATGAGCAGGCCAGTTCTGCAAGACGCTGTTTTTACCGCCGCGAATATAGTTCATTTTTATGTAATCCCTCAGGCAAAACCAGCCTCTCCGACTATCACCGCCCAATACGGATTTCTAGTAGACACAGGCCTTACAGGTGCTTCGACTGTCAATTACGCTTTCTATACCGGGCTAGCCGCTTCGGGAACTACTAGGTGGGCTTTTTATAGTGCTGGGTCTGCGCCAAATTACTTTAATGGGGTTGTAAGAGTCGGCACTTCATCATCAGCCGGAGACCAAGCCCTTAACGTAGGCGGCGCGGTGCGGGTAGCAGGCACCACCAGTGCTAACCAAACCTCCGCCGGCACGATGGATTTTAATACTGCGAGCAGCCAATTACGTTTCTTGTCATGGGGGCCGAGCGGAACCCAAGGCAGCATTACTTGGTGGACAGGAGCTGGCGCAGCGTCTACTACACAGCGCATGACCTTAACTGGTTCCAACAATCTCGGGCTAGCAACTTCGACATTTGGCACCAGCGCAACCAATACCTTCTCCGTTTTTACTGGAACAGCCCCTACGACCGGCGTGGCCGACACGGTTCAGTTCTATAGTTCGGACTTGTCCGCTGGTAACACGATCCCGAGCTTTTACACAGAAGGAACCAACGTAGGAACTGGGACACCGACCGCCAACCGAACCATCGCGGTCAGGTTTAATGGCACTGTATACTACTTACTTGCATCAACCATTCCTTAAGGAGGGGACATGGACATTAAACTCACACTTTCCGTAGAAGAAGTAAACGCTGTTTTGCAGACCCTTGGGCAGTTGCCCACGTCTTCTGGTGCGTGGCCCCTGGTAGTCAAGATCAAATCGCAGGCCGAAAGCCAGATCCCAAAGGCCCCTGAAGGAGACAACCAATGATCACGTACACGTGGACGGTTACTGCAATGGAAGCGGTTACTGAAGGTAGTTTGGATAACGTAATTGTTATCAGCTACTTTACCTGTTCAGGAGAAGAAAACGGGCTTAAGGGCGCTGCCTCCAGCGACTGCACGCTCCTTCCCCCGGACCCTGCTAATTTCATTCCGCTTGATCAAATCACGGAACAAGAAGCGGTAACCTGGACGTTGCAGGCCCTTGGTTCTTCCGGCGTCCAGAAGTACGAAGAGATGGTTGCCGCTCAGATTGAAGGACAGAAAACGCCGTCTCCGCAGTTCGTAGACTTGCCGTGGCTGCCGCCGCCAAACTGATGGGCGATTAGGTGAGCGCCTATTCTGACCAATATGTTGAATACGGATACTGGGTATCAGGGTATGCGGTAGGAGACATCACCTACGGGGATGTCTCCGGAGCTGAAGGGACTGGCAACTCCGGTACGGTATCGGTTGTCACTGGAAACATTGTTGATGTTTCTGGGACCTTTGGCACAGGTCAGGTAGGAACAGTTCAAGTAATTGGAAGCGTGACCTATGAGGTCACGGGTGTAGTTGGTTCCGGCCAGGTAGGGACGGTCTCCACTGCGCAGAACTTTTCTTTTCTGGCAACCGGAGTCCAAGGGACCACGGCCCTTGGGTCTGTTTCCACCGCCGCCAGCACGTTTGCATCGGTTACCGGCACAGAAGCAGCGGGTACGGCGGGGCAGGTTCAGACCTCCCAAAGCGTTGTTTACGAAACAACGGGGGTTTCCGGGACAAGCCAGGTTGGTACTGCGTCCGCGCTCCCGACAACCCTGGCATCCGTATCTGGGGTAAGTTGCTCTGGAGCGGTGGGAACCGCCTCTGCGTCCACTCTTTCTGGCGTCGTGGGCCTTGGTCAGTTGGGCTATGTTGTTGTTTGGGCGTCAATAAACGACAATCAAACTCCCGGCTGGGCCGTGGTCAATGACGCCCAAACAGCCAACTGGCTGACTGTTTCAGACTCACAGACACCCGCATGGGCTGCCGTAGAGGGAACTTCTTCCCCAGGGTGGTCTGTTGTAGACGATTCTCAGACCGCGACATGGTCACGAGTAGCATAGGAGCGAGCGAATGGCTACATACACGAATCTTGGCATTAAGCAGATCACCACGGGCGACGAATCCGGCACGTGGGGAGATTCGACCAACACCAACTTTGATTACTTTGACACAGCCATTGTCGGCTATGTCAGCGTTACGCTTGCTTCTGCGGGTAGTTCCGGTTCCCCGAACACGCTCAATGTTGCGGATTTTGCGGCGTCCAATGGGCGGAACAGGATTGTTGAGTTCGTGGACGCGGGTGATCTCGGGGGCACGGCCTACGTCCAAATTACTCCAAACGATTTTGAAGGGTACTACTTCATCCGGAACGGGCTTTCGGGGAGCCGTAGTATTTTGCTGTTCCAGGGGACGTATGACGCTGCTCGTGACTACGAGATCCCGAACGGGAAAGACATCGTCGTACGTTGTTCTGGGGGCGGTAGCACGTCTTACATCTACAATGTGCTAGAAAACCTGCAGGTAGGAAATCTTTCGGCATCTTCGCTGACGGCCAGTACGGCGCTTGCGCTTGATTCTAGTAAGAACGTAATCAGCGTTACCAATACAGGCACTGGCAACAACGTTTTGGCCACCAGCCCAACGCTTGTTACCCCTGTCCTTGGAACTCCTACTTCTGGAACGCTGACGAACTGCACGGGACTGCCTGTTTCCACCGGCATTTCTGGACTGGGAGCGAATGTTGCGACGTTTTTGGCAACTCCTTCCTCCGCAAACCTTATCGCGGCTGTCTCTGACGAGACGGGTACTGGATCGCTTGTTTTTGCAACGAGTCCGACTCTTGTCACGCCCGTTCTTGGAACTCCTACTTCTGGAACGCTGACGAACTGCACGGGACTGCCTGTTTCTACGGGGATCTCCGGTTTTGGAACAGGCGTTGCAACTGCTTTGGCGGTAAACGTCGGGTCTTCTGGAGCTTTTGTGACTAATGGAGGCGCGCTTGGTACGCCTTCGTCGGGCACGGTGACGAATCTTACTGGCACCGCTTCAATCAACATCAATGGAACTGTTGGAGCGACGACGCGGAACACGGGAAGTTTTATTAGTGTTACTACAAATTATGCAGATCGTGCATATAACGGAGCTTTTCTAGAAAACTCTCAGTTAGCCTCCGTTAACATCCCAAAAGACCACAGGTCTTTTGGAACAGCTGTTAGCCTGACCGATGCTTCAACTTTAACAAGCTATACGGGACTTATTGTAGAAGGGGTTAACATACTGGCGGGGGGAACTGTTACTACTCAATACGGGGTTCAAGTACTTTCTTCTCTTAGCTCCGCCACAACAAACTACGGCGTTTACTCAAACATCGCCGTATCCGGCACAAGCCGCTATAACTTTTACGCGGCGGGTACTGCCCCGAACTACTTCGGCGGCAGCACAGTAATCAGCGTCACCGACAACACTAACGCTGCCCTGCGCGTCACGCAGCTTGGCACGGGTAACGCGCTGGAGATCGAGGACACTACTAATCCAGACTCCTCTCCTTTTGTGGTGGATGCAAACGGGGTTTTGATCAAGGGCCGTTCAACCACGGTATCCACCAAGGTTTTGGCCACTGCAGGGACGCTTGATGTTCAGGTCCATGGGACAGGTGCCGCCACCTCATCAATGGGCTTGTTCAACTATGCAAACAATGCCACTTTCCCGTCTTTCCTTGTTTTCAATAAAAGTAAGTCGGGAACCAGCGGCACACTAAGCGCGGTCACAGACGGCGACAATCTTGGTCTTATCCAGTTTAATGGCGCAGACAGCGACGCGACCTCGACGTTCAACCCCGGCGCATATATTTCTGCGCAAGTAGCAGGAGCAGTCGCCGCATCTTCAATTCCAGCCAGACTAAACTTTTCGACTACAGCGGTCGGAGCAACAACTCCAGTCACTACTGTGCAAATAGCGTCCACCGGTCTTACCGTCACACGTGACGCAGCCGGCCTCGGGTACGGCACGGGTTCTGGCGGGGCTGTCACGCAGGCCACAAACCGCACAACCGGCGTCACGCTGAACAAGGCCAATGGCGCTATTACCCTGGTCTCTGCGGCAGGGACGGCAACTTGGCAGAGCTTCACTGTGACCAATAGCACGGTGGCTGCGACTGACGTAGTAATCCTCAGCCAGAAGAGTGGGACGGACCTGTACATGCTTGAAGTCACGGCGGTAGCTGCGGGCTCGTTCCGTATCTCATTTGCTACAACCGGAGGCACGACGACAGAGCAGCCGGTGTTCAACTTTGCGGTCATCAAGGCGGTGGCGGCTTAAGGAGTGCGGTCATGGCTCTTCTCCGTTTGGCATTAAAGCCGGGCATAGACAAACAGAATACAGAGTACGGAGCGGAGGGCGGCTGGACCGACTGCGACTACGTGCGCTTTCGCTATGGCCTTCCTGAAAAAGTAGGCGGCTGGACGTGGTTCGAGCAGCTTGAAACCTATCTCGTTGGCGTCGTATGTCACTCGAGATCTTGGACTTCCTTGGCGGGTGTCCCTTACATGGTAGTGGGGACAACAAAGAAGCTGTACGTCTATTCCGGCGGTCTTTGGGACGACATCACGCCGCTGCGGGCAACGACCGCCGCTGGAGACGTTACTTTTGCGGCGACCAACGGGTCTCCGACCCTTACGGTTACTGACACCGCTCACGGCGCGTTGGCCGGGGATTTTGTTACGTTTAGCGGGGCCAGTTCTCTCGGGGGAAACATCACCTCGGCTATCTTAAACGCCGAATATGAAGTTACCTCAGTTCTGACCGCGAACACCTACACCATAACGGCTCCCGTTAATGCCAATGCTTCTGACAGTGGTAACGGAGGAGCCTCTGTTGTAGGGGCGTACCAGATTTCGATTGGCTTAGACATCAACTACTTCGACTTTGGGTGGGGCGTTGGAGTGTGGGGTGGCGGGACATGGGGAACCCCTCGTGCTGCCGGCCTAGGCCTGTTTGCTCGAATTTGGCAGTTTGATAACTACGGCGAAGACATGGTCTGCCAGGTCGTGAACGGCGGAACATACTACTGGGACACCAGCGCAGGCCCTAGCACGCGCGCTTCTCAGATCTCGGGAGCCCCTACCAAAAGTACGTTCGCCCTTGTCTCTACCCCTGATCGACACCTAGTGTGTTTTGGGACCGAAACAACGATTGGAACTGCGGCTACTCAAGACCCCATGTTTGTGAGGTTCTCCTCCCAGGAGGACATTGGGAACTTTGCCGAGACTGCCACCAACACCGCGGGAGGTCAGCGGCTCACGGACGGCAATCAGATTGTCACTGCGCTCCGGTCACGCGGCCAGATACTTATCCTGACGGACACGTCATTGCACGGCATGCAGTACATCGGGCCGCCATACACTTTCGGTTTCCAGCAGCTGGGCGCAAATTGCGGATGCATCGGGGCCCATGCAGCGGTAGACATCAACGGCCTGGCGTTCTGGATGAGCCAGGAGGCGTTCTACGTATTCGACGGAACGACCAAAAAGCTTCCCTGCACTGTTCAGGACTACGTGTTCGACGACATCAACTCCGTGCAAGGAACCCGCGTTTTTGTGGGCCTGAACTCCGATTTCAACGAGGTCACATGGTTTTACTGTTCGCAGAATTCGGACTACATCGACCGCTGCGTGACGTTTAACTACCTTGAGCAGGTCTGGAGCATTGGAACCATGTCTCGGACGTGGTGGGAGGATGCCTCGGTGTTTAAGTACCCGACAGCGTTTTCCTACCTGCCAAGCAGCACTGAAAGCACTATTTCGACGGTTTACGGCCTGTCGGCGGGAAGGTCTCCCGCGTACGCGCAGGAGTACGGAAAGAATGCGGTTGACGAGGCCATCACGGCCTACATTCGTTCGGGCTATTTTGACATTGGCGACGGAGACAACATGCTCCTCATGAGCAGGTTCTTGCCTGACTTCAAGGAGCAGGAGGGAGACCTTACGGTCCACTTGTTGCTGCGGGCATACCCGCAGGGCACTGCCTCCCCCAGTTCCCTGGACCCATACACGGTAACGCCTACGACGACCAAGATCGACACCAGGGCGCGGGGCAGACAAATCTCGCTTCGGATCGAGAGTGACGAGATTGACACCAAGTGGCGGTATGGAACCCTGCGGGTAGACTTGCAGCCGGACGGCCTTAGATGAGCAAGATCCTCAACGTCCGTCTGCCCAACGCTATTCCCCGGGAGTACAGCCCGGAGCAGTTCAACCAGCTTGTGCGGTCGCTTGAGCAGGTCATTTTCCAGCTCAACACAAGCTACACCCCGACCACGACCGAGAACACGGACGGGGCAGGGCGTTGGTTTGGGGGCACGGCGGGCCCCTCCGGCATTTCTGGGCCGCAAGGTGCCCAGCAACTCCTTCTTCCTCATGGGGCTTTCAGGAGTGACCAAGACCAGACGGCGGCATCTACGACTGTTGGCTATGCAATCACGTACAACGTGACAGACCTGTCAGAGGGCGTGTATGTCACCAACTCCTCGCGGGTGAACGTGGACTACGCAGGGGTCTACAACGCCCAGTTTAGCCTTCAGTTGATCAATACGGACAGCCAAATACATGACGTTGATATCTGGTTCTCAAAGAACGGCACTAACATTGCGGACAGTAACAGCCGGTACAGCGTTACCTCCTCTCACGGAGGCGTGGACGGAGGTCTAATTGCCGCCCTTAACTTCTATCTGGACCTTAATCCGGGGGATTACTTCGAAATCTACTGGAGCACGACAAATACGGCGATTTCTCTCCAGCAGTTGCCCACGGCGACTTCCCCGACCCGTCCAGCAACGCCTTCTGTCATCCTGACGGTGGGTTATATCTCATCTTTGAGCTAAAAAAATGGCAAATAAGTACTTCCGGCAGCGGCTTTCCCCCAGTGCTACGACGGAAACCGACCTTTACACGGTTCCGCCTGCCAATACGGCCATTTTAAACTCGTTGAGGGTGACTAACGCCAATGCCTCTAGGGCCGCGATCACCGTTTCTCAGTACGTTAGCGGGTCGGCCACCGAATACTACCTACTAAGGTCCTATAACCTTGCCCCTAACAGCACGATGGACGTTTTTAACGGCGTTCCCTGTGTCCTGGAGGCGGGGGACAAGATTTCAGTGGAAGCCTCAGTTTCGACGGTTTATTTTCACCTGTCCTATCTGGAAGTGGACAGAAACTAGGCTTTTGGAGCATTATTAGTGCCATCTTCGCGTCCTTTCTTGGCGCGCGGCCCACGGGCCATGGCACATTACAGGAAAGGTATGAAACATGGCTGAAGGTATCATGTCCCTGCCCGATTCTCCCGAAATGACGGGGGAATTCGATGTCACTAATGGCCCGGAAGTTTCTCCCGAGGACCGTAAGAAGTTCGAGGACGCGGTTCGTGAGTATGCCAACGCCGACCCGGTTCGGTTTGGCAATGACCTCATGGGCGCGGTTGAAGAGGCCGATCCAGAGACGGTACGCGAATTTCGAGACGTTTTGTCTTCCGTAGACATGCCCGATGAGCTGGTTGATGCCATGGGGCAGATGGTTGACGCTTTGCTGAGCGAACCAGAGAACTATGAAGAAAACCGTCAGGGATTTATTGCGGAAGGGGTTCCGGAAGAACTCCTGCCGGTGACGTTTGATGCCGCCTATTTCACCGCTCTAAACATCGCGCTTGACCAAATTTCCGAGCAGAAAAACAGCCGCCCGGAAATGCCTGACAACATGGAATTTGCCGAAGGGGGCCTCGCCACCTTGGCTGATATGGGCCGTGGTCCTGACACCATGCTGGCGCACATCACGCCTTCCGAGGCACGATTGCTGCGCCGCAGGGGCGGAAGTGGAACCATAAACCCTGATACAGGACTGCCAGAGTTTTTCTTCAAAAAAATATTCAAGGCCATTGGGAAGGTCTTCAAAGCCGCGGTAAACGTCGTTACAGCCGTCGTCAAACCAATCGTTAACGTCGTCAAGAAAGTAGCTGAAAATCCTATCGGAAGGGTCCTCCTCACTGTCGGGGCAACGATGCTCCTTGGTCCGGGAAGCGCGCTTTTTGGTGGAGCTGGCTTGGCGGGATCGCTTGGCATGGCGGCCATGCCCAACTTGGCGCTGGCCTTCAATACTGCGGCTGCAAGCACTTTGGTGAACTGGGCGGGCGGCCAGAAATTTGGCGATGCGCTTAAGGGCGGATTGTTGACTGGCGCTACAGTGGGCATTGGCTCCAAGGTGCTTAACCTGACCCCGGAGGCATACACCAAGGCGGCAGAGGCCGCGAAAAGTTCTGCCGCAGTAAAGACAGCCGGGCTGGGGGAAAGTTACGCGGGAGAGATGCCGGAAGCTACTGCACTGCCCGAAGGGGGCGCCAATCAGGCTATCACCTCCGCAAAGGCGTCGGTTCCCGACGCTGCCACCAGTGCGGCGGATATCGCGGCGAAAGCAGGTTCTCCCACCACAGCGACCAAGGCCGTCGAACAATCGTGGCTTGGCAAGACCTTTGGAAAGCCCGGTGAATGGGTCAACGACAACATTCTACCTGGCGGGATTAAGCAGAAGGGCGAGGTTGCGGCCAACGAAGCGTTTGACAGCGCCTACAAAGACGCCATTGCCGGGGGCTTAAGCGACAAGGCCGCTACTACTCTTGCCCAAAATGCGTATGACGCAGCTGTCCCCGGACTTCTTCGGACCTACGGCCCGCTTGCTGCCGTCGGGATAGGGGGCGCGTATCTGGCGGGGGCTTTTGACCCCGCCACGGGAGAAGAAGCAGCGCCCCCGCCAGGCTACGAGGGGATGATCGACGAACGCTACGCTGGAAAGACCGGCTATCAATTGATCGAAGAAGACCCCGAGAAATGGGCCTTCAAAAGAGGAGATTATTCCACTGGGTATCACGGGTTTGACCCCTACTCCTCGAACTACCTCTCGGGGTCCGCGCCTCAGTACGCTGCCAAAGGCGGGGAAATGACGCTTGATGATTTTCCCCGTAAGACTGGCAAGATCGACGGCCCTGGAACCGGGACTTCGGACTCAATTCCAGCGATGCTTTCCGACGGAGAGTTTGTATTCACCGCAAAGGCGGTCAGGGGCGCGGGCAACGGCTCTCGGCGTGCGGGCGCTGCTCGCATGTATGCCTTGATGAAGTCGCTGGAGAAGTCCAATGCCTGAAACTACTTATACCGGCCAAATCGTCAGAGAGGCCCCGGAGGTTGAGGCCCAAAAAGCTGCGGTTATTAAACTAGCGCAGGACGAACTTAAAAAAGATTTTCAGCTTCCCGCATACGTCGCAGCAGGACTTTCGCCTACCCAGCTTCAGGCCATGGACCTTGCTCAGCAAGGTATCGGCCTCTACGAACCCTACCTCGATGCTGCCTCAGATGCCATTACCCAGGGCCAAGACCTGGCGATGCTGGGTGCGCAGGACATCTACGGCATCAACATGGACCCGCAGTTCCAAGCTGCGCGAGAAGCCTACCAGCAGGGGATAATCTCGGCTGACCAGCTGGGCCAGTACCAGCAGGACATTGCGGAGGGAAGCCAGTACATCAAACGTGGTGCCAACGTCGTGGGCCGCGCTGCTGGGATGGCGGACGACTACCTGCAGGCCGACCTTGGGCGTGCCCAAGGCCTGATGGGCCAAGGGGCGGCAGCCGTTCGCGGCGCGGAACCTGACTTTGGGGCAGCGGAACGTGTAACTAACCGCCTCGGCACCTATGCCCAACAGGCTGGGCAGGGCGCGGGCAGCGTTACCGGTGGGATTGCCGGAATTAACGAAGCGCAGCGGATGCTTCGCGGCGAAACCAGCGCCGACCTTGGCGCAAGCCAAGCTGCTATCCGGCAGGGCTTGGCCGCTACGCGAGGCGCGGACACTGATTTTAGTGCAGCAGAACGTGCTGCACAGGGCATTGGTCAGTTTATCAATGCGGCGGACGAGGGAATGGGGACCGTGGCCCAAGGCACACGGGGCATGGCCCAAGCAGCACGGTCAGCGGATGAGTACGCGCAGGCGGACACTGCGGCCAGTGAGGCCGCTCTTCGTCAGGGGCTTACCGCTGCCAGGGCAGTCGACCCGAATTTCGCTGCTTCAGAGCGTATTGCAAGGGGAATGGGGCAGTTTACTAATGCCGCAGACCTTGGCATGGGAGCTATTGGCCAAGGGATGCAGGGAATGCGTCGCGCCGCACAAGGTGCGGAGGAATACGCGCAGGCGGACCTTGGTCGTTCTCAGGCGTTGATTAACCAAGCAGCACGTACCTCGCAGCAGGCGGACGTTGACATGGGCTTGGCGAACCGAGCGGTTCGGTCCGGGATCCAAACGGCGGGCAATATTTCAGAAGCGGCAATGCCCGCGCAGCGTCAGGCGGCCCGAACGATCAACCTCGGCATTGAAGGCCTGCTCCAAGGCGCGGAAGGATATTCTCCTGACGCCGCCCAAGAATTCATGAACCCCTATCAGCGTGCGGTCACACGTCAGGCGATGCAGGAGATGCGTCGCCAGGCTGACATTGCGCGTCAGGAAATGGCTTCCCAAGCGGTGCGTGCGGGGGCTTTTGGTGGTACTCGCGAAGGGGTTCAGCGCGCTGAGTTTGAACGCAACGTTCAAGACCAGATGCAGCAGAAGATCATGCAGGACTACGCGCAAAATTATTCGCAGGCGCAGCAGGCTGCGATGCAGGGCTTTGAACAGCAGCAGCAGCGTCAACTTGGGCAAGGCACTGCGCTTGGCCAGTTGGGGCTTTCGCAAAGCGAAATCGGCCAGCGCAGCGCGGCCACTCTTGCGCAGGAGGCCGCGCTTCAGGGCACCCTTGGAACTCAAGCGGGGGCTCTGCAGAGTGCAGAATCACAGGCGGAACTCGCGCAGGCGGCTCAGTTGGCGCAGGCAGGGCAGGCACTTGGCCAGCAGGAGCTTCAGCAGGCCCAGCTGGGCCAAGCGGCCACTGGGCTCGAAGCGAACATCTACCAGAACTTGGTTCAGGCTGGATATGCTCCGGCACAGATCGCTCAGGTTCAGAGCCAGATTGAAGCGCAGCGTGCGGGTATTCTTAGCGACGCTGAGTCCAGGTCGCTACAGGCTGAGCTTTCGAGGGCGCAGCAGATTGCCCAGACGGGCCAGGCAATGGGCCAACAGGCTATTCAGCAGGCTCAGCTGGGCCAAGCCGCTACCGGGCTCGAAGCGAACATCTACCAGAACCTCGTCCAAGCGGGGTATATGCCGGCGCAGATTGCACAAATTCAGGGGCAGATGGCCGCGCAGCGCGCAGGCCTGCTTACCGACGTGCAGTCGCGAGAACTCCAAGGAGAACTTGCGAGGGCGCAGCAGCTTGTACAAGCTGGGCAGACGCTTGGTCAGCAGGAAATCCAGCAGACCCAGCTGGGGCAGTCCGCTGCGCAGGCGATGGGCGCGTTGTCCGCCCAGGAAGCGCAGGCAGGGACGATGTATGGCCAGATTGCTGGCCAGCAGGCGAACATCACAAACCAGCAAGCGCAGAACCTAGCCAATATGCAGACCCAAGAGGCTCAGTTGGGTCTTCAGCAGGGTCAGCAACTGGCGAACATTGGCCAAACCATGGGCGCACAGGAAATCCAGCAGGCCCAGTTGGGGCAGCAGGGCGTGCAGAACATGGCTGCCGCTGGCCAGGCCCTTGGTCAGATGGGCCTGCAGCAGGGTCAGTTGGGCACGGCCCAAGGAAACCTTGCCACGCAGGAAGCGCAGTTGTACGGACAGCTTGGCCAAGGCATTGGCAGTCTTGCCGCCCAGCAGGCGGGAACGACGCTGTCTCAGGGGCAGGCGCTGGCGCAGACTGGTCAGCAAATCGCTTCCATGGGCATCCAGCAGGGCGCTATTGGCCAACAGGCGCAGGCCGGCGCACAGGCCGACGTGGGTCAGTTGTTCAACCTTGGCGTGGCCGAGCAGCAGAACGCGCAGATGCAGGAAGACGCTATCCGGGCAACGGCAGTACAGGAGGCGATGCAGGGGCGTCAGGACGTGGGGTTCATGAGCGACATTGTGAGAGGAGCGCCGACGACCCAGATGTCGATGTCCACGCAGGCTGCGCCAAGCGCAAGCACTCTGCAGCAGATCGCTGGAATTGGAACGGGTCTTATGGCCGGAGCAGGCGCCGTAAAAGGGCTTATGTAAGGAATTCCTATGAAGTCAAAAGTGCTTAATCGTCCGATGTTTCAGAAGGCCATGGACCCCGAAAACGTGGGGATCATGCATGGCTTCAAGGATTCCCTTGAGGACAACCTCAAGAAGGTCATGTCGATGTCCGAAGAGGACGACGACGAGAACGAGGCCCCGGAGTACGAAAACGAGGATGAGGAGGGCGAATCCGGGAGGATGATCGGCAGAACGCCCCGCTCTCCGGAAATCCTGATGAACACCTTGCGCGGGGACATGCGGTCCCCTTCCGCGCGCAGGAAGGAGCTGGCTGACCTGGTGGGCGAAGAGGCCGCCATGGAAACACCTGAGGAGGTGTTGACGCTGCTCCAAAGCAAGCTTGGCCAGGGCATTGCCAGTGTCCCCGGCTCACAGAACGCGGGCCCAGCGCCCGGTGGGGCCCCTCCTCCTCCCCTCCCGCCACCGGGCGCTGGTGCACCGCCCTCAGGTCCGATGGGCCTTGAGGCACTTGGGTCGCAACTTCAGGCGGCGGGGCTTACGCCTCCCGCAGGCGGCGCGCCTGCCCCAGAGGCACCGGCATCTGGACCAGGGCCCGCGGCCCCCGGACCACTGAACATGGCCGACGGCGGTGAGGTTAGCTATGAGCGGTACTACGCCGGCGGCGGAGACGTTCAAAAAAAAAGTAATCTGGAAGATGTAGTTTCCCGTTTTGGAAGCCCCAATACGGAGGATATTAAAAAGCGTATGGGGGAATATACCTCCCTGTACGGCGATATCCTCGGGGATTCTAAGAAACAGAAAGACCTAGACAAGGCGCTTATGCTGGCGCAGATCGCCCAGCGTGGGTTCAACTTTGCGGCAAACGTTAGCCCTACCGGAACTCCTTTGACGGGCTCGTTCGCGGCCCGCGCTGCAGGGGCTTTTGGGGATGTTCCGGGGATTCTTGTCGAAGGGACCAAGAATCAGCGCGAGCGAGATCAAAAAATCAAACTCGCGGCACTTGAAGCCGCTCGCGGAGACGAATCGGAATCTCGCAAGCTCCTGAGTCAGCTATACATTGCAGACATGAAGGGTAAAGGGTCGTCTAAAACCCTTGTTAAAGAGTTTGTGGACGAAAACGGCCGGTACGTACAAAGAAACGTTGTTTACGATAAAGATGGAACCTACAAAACGACTTTCACCGACGTTTCTGGGAATGAGATCGTTCCAGGAAAGCTGTATGAACTTGGGGGGAAAGAAGACGGTGCGGGGGGCGCTGGAATATCCGGCCTCTCTTCAAAAGCAAACGAAGGAACTGCTTTTCTGGCTCAAAATGCAGAAGCCTACTTAAATGGCACCCTTGCTCCTGAGATGAGAAATGTATTTAGATCTCTTATAGCGGAAGAATTCAGGCCCGCAACAGACTCTGAGGGCAACGTTTCCTATATTCCGAGTCCTCTTGCAAAGGATTTGATTGCGAGAGACCCCTCGTTGGCTCTCGTGGTTCCGTCTAGTGTTTCTCCTACAGGAAAACCCGTGTCTGGCGGGCTTTCTGAAGGAGTTCCCGGAGGAGTTCCCTTGGAAACCCAAGACCAGCGAGAGCCGACTCTTTACGAAAACAGTAGAGGCGTAGGGGGGCTCGGGGCTCTTGAGGCAGGGTTAGCAAGGGTTCCTTTGGTGACAGAATATGCTGGATCACCGGAACTTCTTGCGAGGAAAAATTCGTTTGCGCTTCAGACTAGGCAGCTCCTGAACGAACTTAATGCGAATAAGGCTAAGTCCTTTAGTTCCTCCCAAGACCTGAGGGATGCGCTTGGAAATGTCCAAGACCCCAGCGTAATTACTACGCAAGCATCCCTTGACGCAGCTGTCCGTACCCTAGACGAAGCATATGCTCGGTTAATACAAGAAACCCAGACCATAATGGAAAATCCAACGACCAGTAAGAATAGAAGGGAAGCAGCGGAAGAGGCCTTTATTCTTGCAAACGAGCATAGATCCCAAATTGGCTACCAAGCTGGAATAGAAGAAGAAAAGGCCATCAGGGACAGGGCTGAACTTTCTCGTTTGAGGAAGCAGATGGGAGGAGGACTGTAATGGCCGCCATTCCTTTGAACGAAGAAGAAAAAAAAGAACTTGAGTACCTGAGAAAACTTGAAGAACTCAAGATACGCGAAGCCTCAACTCTTGATCGTGCGAAAGCTTCAGGAACGGGGGCGTTGGCGGGACTCGGCTCAGGATCCGCGGTTCTTTCTGGTGCTCTCGCGGGCGGAAGACTTGGGGCCGCAATAGGCGCTCCTTTTGGGGCAGCGGGGGCGGTTCCAGGGGCACTTATTGGGACAGGCCTTGGCATGGCTGCGGGATACAGTGCCGGGGAAGGCTTTGAATCTCTTTTGCCGGAAGTTCCTCCTGAGCTGCGTTCGTGGTATGAGGGAGGTAAGACGACTGGCGAAGCGCTTGGAGGGGCTGGCGCGCTTAGGGCTGCAGCGAAAATACCGACGGCACTTCCAAAATTTCTTCAGGGAATGGGCCTTGAAAAAGGGAGTTCCTCCGCATTCTTTGGAAAAGAAGCTGTTCCCGCTGTAACTTCTGGAGTGGCGGGAGGGGCTGCTTATGACAAAAATCCAGAAGCCCATTTGAATAGGTTTATTGCCGAAACGGCGGCTGGATTGGCCTCCCCTTCGTCGATCACAGCCAGTGTTGCCCCGCGCATGAAGGACATGGCGCTCAAAGTTTCTTCTGCCGTGGGATTTGGCGGCCCTGCTGCAGATCAACGGGCAGTAAATATTTTGTCTGAGGTTCTGTACCAGAACGAACAGATTCCGCTGGACGCTGCTGATATAGAAATGCTTATCAAAAGGCTTGAAGCAGGTACAGCGCTTCCGCCTGGGGTTTCGCCTACCGCCGCTCAAAAAGTATCCAAGTCCACGTTAAAAGGTGGATCTCGGGCCTCTGACGTTCTAGTAGCTTTGGAGAAAACCCTCGCTAGGGATAATTCCGAATATGCAACCGACGTAAAGGCTCAAGCCGAAAAATCTGCAAATGCTTACCAAGCGCTTATAAATGCCCTCAAGGACAGCGGCGATCCGGCGGTCCTTGAGGCTGTCGCAAGCGCTCGAAAGTACAGGTTTGAGGCTCTCTTAGACGCCCAGAGAATGCGTGCGGAAGATCGCGCAGCGCGGGCTGTTTCTAGGATTGGAACAGTAGGCTCCGCTGATGAGGCCCGAAAGATCGCTGGCACCGTGGTACAGCAGAATATTGAGTCTTCTTTGGCGAATGCTCGTGAATACGAAAGGATGCTTTGGACTCGCGCAGAAAGGGGAAGCCCGAGAACTGGGATGGTTCAGCGGGAACCGGGCCTTGGTACGGGCATCGTGCCTGCCAAGCCTCAAAAAGGCTCCGGAGGAGTGCAAAGGACCTTTGTGTCTGTTCCCAATCTTCGGAGAAAAGCCCTTGAGATAGCGTCCTCTGTTGGCCCTCTTCGTAAAGGAACGGATCTTTCCGCTGGAGGGAAGGTTATGTCTATTCTTGGCATATCGCCCAAGGATCTTGACCTTTACAACCAGGGAAAACTCACCGATGAGTATCTCAGCACCGGAGTTGTTCCCAGTGATTACATCAGGGGCGGCAAAGAATTTTCTGTCAATGACTTGGTACTGATTCGGTCAGATCTTCTTGCCCTTGGCAGGGATGCGGCCTCTCCCAATGACGCTAGAATGTTTGGGTCTTTGTCCAATGCAGCATTGGATGATCTCTCAAAGATCAATCTTCCAGGGTATGACGAAGCTCGCGCCTTTTCAAAGGCGCTAAATGATTCCTACACCAGAACCTACGCCAATGAAATAGTGGAGGACGCAGTACCCGAGTACCTGGTACAGAAATCGTTTGCAACGGCAAATGACAGAACCGCATCCCGTCTTTCTGAGGTCGAGGACGCGGTGGGACTCATGTCCCGTATGTATGATGACGCAGTCAAGAACAATCTTCCTTCTGCTGAAGAACTTGCCCCGTATGCTCAAATGTCCCGAGAGGGCGTTGACTCCATACAGGAAGCCGAAAGAAACATCTACAGACTTGCGGCAAACAAGGCTCTAGGGCCCGATGGGAGGGTCAATCCCGCAAAACTGTCTGAGTTTGTAAACCAGAACAAGATGATCCTGGATAAGCTTGGGCTTACTGCGGACATGGAAAACGCAGTTTCCGCTGAAAATGCATTGAGGGCAGCAGTAGACCAACAGAGTGCGATTAACAAGCAGATTGCCTCTCAGTCCTACCTGTCTCCCCTTCTCGGAGGGAAAAGCCCCGTAAAGGTTCTCTCCGAAGCGGTCGCAAAAGGATCTACAAAAAGGGTTAGCGATCTATTGAAGGTCGCCAAAAGGGGCGGTGCGGATCGACAGCAGGCAATAGATGGACTTCGGTCAGCTGTTTACGAATATGCCTACACGAATGCAGGTGGAGATAAAAGCTTCAGTCCAGAAGCGTTTGAAAAAGCCCTTTTTTCGCCCATTGGAAGAGGGCAGCCTTCTCTTGCAAAACTTCTAAGGAACGAAGGAGTATTCCAGCCTTCTGACATCAAAAATGTCCTTTCACTGACGAGATCAATGCGCCGAATTGAGAATTCGGTTAACAACAACATTCGCCTTGACCAACTTGATCCGCAGAACTTGATGGAAGAGCTTCTCGTCAGTCAGTACGCCCTGAAACTTGCCTCGGCAACGAGTCCGGGAGGCGCGGGGTCCTTGAGCTGGGCTTCTAAGTTCAAGGATGTTGCATCCAGATACCTGGACAAAATGCCCGCTAGAAAGATGAGGATTATCCTTGAAGAGGCCAATAGCAATCCCCGTCTGATGGCTAATCTTTTGCGTCGAACAGCTCCTATGTCTCCCAAGCAGAAAATGCAGAACCTGCGGGCGCTGAACTCGTACATGTACGCTGCTGGATTGAACTATTTTCCGGAGGAGCTTGAGTCCCAGCTTCAGGGTATCGAGCCGACGGAACAGGATGAGGTTGAGGCTAACCTTCCAAAAGACGGAACTGCTCGTGGGTTTCTTGAAAGACTCTTTCAGGGATCTCCTGCTGTTCCATCCTCCAGAGGGGTCCCTGGCCAAGAAGCAGCACCTGCTGCCCCTGCGCCGGGGCCCGCGGCCCAAGGAGCACCTGCCCCCGGCCCTGCAAATACGCAAAGCCGAGCGATGCTGGAGTCCTTGTTCCCCGAAGACAGGCTCTTAAAAGGCCTTACCCCTCCCCCGCAGCCTCCCGCTCCGGAGGTTCCGCCGGAGGTTCCGCCGGAGGAAGAGGCCGCATAGCGTCATGGTACTGGCTGACTCTTCTCAGCCAGTTCTCCCTATGCTGATTAAAATCCCTGCCGGTGGTCGTAAACTCAAGCATGGTCTGCTGCTCGTCGCGGCAGGCCATCAACACTACTCCCATCTCGATCCGCGTTCCGTGGACCATGTCGTGCGCTAAGGCATACGCGGCAAGCTGCTGGAAGTAATTGTCGATCCACCCTCGTTTCTTGGGCTTGTTTGACTGCTTGAAGTCGATAATGGCCAACTGCCCACGGTACACGGCTACCATGTCGCAGGTTCCCGCATACTTCTCCGGATAGTAGAGCGGCACTTCTGAGCCGTAGATGGCGTCAATGTTTTTGAAGAACGTGTTGACCAGGCGGTAGCCCATTTCATAGCCTTGGATCATCATCCAGTTAGTAGGCCGCGGTAAGTCCCGCATGGCCACCATCCGCTCGATGACCGAGTGCATGTGCGTCCCTACGGTGGCGGCTTCCGTCTTAATCCTATCTGCCTCCTCGTCCCCCACTCGCTTTTGCCAGTCCAGCAGGGCCGTTTTGTCGCCCGTTGACGACAGGATGTGGGTTACGCTGGGCAGACGTTGGTCCCCGTAGACATACCGACGCCCCTGGGGGCCGTCTTCCCGCCGAAGTTCTTCGTATTTGAAATCCTTCCTGATAGGTATCAAATCAACCATGCTCGAATGTCCTCCCCGAGTACTTGATTAGCGATGTCGATCTTGCTGCGAAGCGCTTTGACAATCTTCTCGTCCACCGTCCGAGGAGACATTAGGTCCACATAGGTAACGTGGTGCTTCTGGCCGATGCGGTGGGCGCGATCTTCTGACTGGAGTCGTACCTCCAAGTCAAAGCTGTTGCTGTAGTAGACGACCAGGGCAGCCGCAGTCAGGGTGAGCCCATACCCCCCTGTTCTAGGGTTCCCAACGAAGAACCTCAGGGGACTGTCCGGGTCTTGGAATTCACGGACCACGCGCCTCCGCTCCTCGTCGTCAGTGTCTCCGTAGTAGGTTCCGACGGCCTCCATCCCGTACACCCGCTGGAGTTCCAACTTGATGGACTGAATGTCGTGTCGGTAGGTGGCCCAGATAATCACCTTGCCGTCCGACTCCTCCAGGACATTCAAAAGTTCATTCACGCGGTTGTTGGGCAGGCTCACTACCTCACCAGAGTCTAGCTTCAAGTGGCCGCACACAATCTGGTGAAGACGCATTAACTGGGTCAGGGCGTTGACGGTACTGGCCGTGTCCTGCTCCATGCTAGCCATCGCCAGGTGTTTCATTTCCATGTAGACCCTACCCTGCTCGTCCGTCAGGTCCACCTCCCGCTTGACGTACAGTTTCTCGGGGAGGTCCAAGCATTCCTCCTTGGTGACCCGGAAGCTGAACTTGTCTAGTTTTTCCTGCAACTCATCGAGTTTGCGGTAAGCGACCACTTTCTTGAACGAATGGCTGCCAAGGGACTTCTCTACGGTGACCGCGTACCGAGATTGGAAGGCGTAGTAGCTGCTGAACCCGAGGCAGTCATCATCCAAAAAGGCGCACTGCTGGTATAGGTCCATGGGGGACTTGGTCACTGGGGAGCCGGTCATCACCCGTCGGAACCGGGCTAGTTTGCCCAGTTTTGCCGCGTTTTTTGACCTGGTTGCCGTGTGGCTTTTGATGGTGGTGCTTTCATCAATCGCCATGAACACCTTGTACATGTTTAAGAAGAACTTCGCGAACGAAGTCCCTTTGCTCGTGGACAACGCCTCGATGTTCATCACCAGAATCCGCAAATCATCCGTGGAATCCAGCAAATGGTCCATGGCCCGCTGCTGAGCCTTCCGTGGAGACGGGGACCACAGGGCAACACGATGCAGAACGTGTTCGGGGAGATGCCGAGGCAGCTCGGTGTCCACCCAGTTCCTGTACACCCCTTTCGGGGCGATGATCAAAGCCGCATTGATGCGTCCTTGGTCGTACAGCATCGCGATGTTGTTGATCACCATGTACGACTTCCCTGTTCCCATCTCGGCAAACAGAGCGGCGACATGTTTGTTCCAGAACCTGGCCAAATAGGCCTCTTGATGCAGGAACGGTTTATTTTTGTAGGGATAGTTCGCTAAAAATTGTTCCATGAGTATCTCTCTTTCTGACGAGGCTTGTTTTCCTCGTTGGGAGGAGAGTACACTCTCGACCGTCTTAAAGAAAGGAGAAAGACATGCCTACGGTATATGTCGTATCAGAGACGGAACAGCATAACATCACGTCTGCCCTCAACTGGGGGGATGTGAAACCTATTCTTCCGCCGAATGCACAGATTGTGTTTAGCACGGGGCCTACGGTCTCCCGTGTAAAGCGCATGCTTGCCAAATTTACTGACGACGATTATCTTTTGTTCATCGGTGACCCGACTGCCATCGGCATTGTGAGTGCTGTTGCAGCGCACCGTAACAAAGGTCGCTTCAAGTGTCTCAAGTGGGACAAACGAGAGCGCCGCTATATTCCAATACAGATAGACTTGTTCCCGAGGTTTGACGATGAATAACTTGTTTGAGAAAGACGCAGAAGCCTTCCAAATCCAGGATGACGCGCTACAGAGCGTTGGTCTTCTTGCCCACCGGGCCAAGGAGCTGGAGAAGGAACTAGAAGACCTTGAAGCTTCGATCAAGGAGCGCAAGGACCAGTACCGTAAACTCACTGAAGAATCCATCCCCGAGGCCTTGGCCACGCTTGGGATGAAGTCCTTTAGGATGAAGGACGGTTCGAGCATTGAAATCAAGCCGTTTTATGGGGCATCAATCCCCGAGGGCCGTCGCGCAGAGGCCTACGAATGGCTCCGTGGTCGGGGATTCGACGACATCATCAAGAACGTCGTTTCGGTGCGCTTCGGGCGTGGCGAAGACGAACTATGTGCTCGCCTGGTGCGATTGTTGCGGGAGGAAGGCTATCCTCTCGACCAGTCGGAGAAGGTAGAGCCTATGACCTTGAAGGCGTGGGTTCGCGAGCAGATCGAGCGTGGCAACGAGTTCCCCCAGGAACTGTTCGGCGCATACATTGGCCAGAAGGCCGTTATCAAGTCCTAAAGAAACACGAGGAAAGACATATGAGCAAGAATCTTGCAGAAAAGACTGAAACCGCACTAACCACCGTGACGAGCTTCGAGGAGGATGCTCAGTCCGGCTTTGACGGGATGAACCAAGACGACTTGGCGCTCCCCTTCCTGCGCCTGCTCACGGCCACCAGCCCTGAAGTCGGCGAAGTGGACGGCGCAATGCCTGGAATGGTGTACAACACCGTGACCGGGCAGCTGTATGACGGCAAGAAGGGGCTTCTTGTTATTCCATGCGCCTACGTCCGCCAGTACATTGAGTGGGCCCCTCGCGGGAGCGGTAGCGGCGCTCCGGTGACGATTTACCCGGCGACATCGGACGTGCTTAGCCGTACGCACCGCGAACCGGGGGACAATCGTGACTACCTGGACAACGGCAACTACATCGAGAACACCGCGAATCACTATGTGATGGTGATTGACGAGAAGGGCTCGCCTGCGCCTGCTCTGATTGTGATGAAGAGCACGCAGCTGAAGAAATCTCGTAAGTGGAACTCGATGCAGATGAGCGTGAAGCTGCAGTCGTCGCAAGGCGGCCTGTACACGCCCCCGATGTTCAGCCAAGTGTACCGGCTGACCACGCAGCAGGAGTCGAATGACAAGGGTAAGTGGTACGGCTGGGAAATCGAGCGCGTCGGTTCTGTGGAGGATATGAGTGTTTATCGTCTGGCGAAGGAATTTGCCAATTCCGTGAAGTCCGGAGATGTGCAAATCAAGCATCAGGACGAGGCCGGAGCCCCGGTACAGAACGCTCCATTCTGACCCCCAGGGGGAAGACAAGTCTTCCCCCGTTTTTTTGAGAAAGCAGAATGAACGACGCACTCTCGCAATTCATGGCGATATTCGAGGGTCTCAATATCGCTTACGGCACCTATCGTATTGAGGGGTCAAAAAGCAATGGAAAACAGGCCGGGAAGGCTGTGGTGGTTCGTCAACCACCTGTTCGAGATCTTTGGGAACGTCACCTCAAGGGTGTCGATCCTTCTTTGGGGATTATTCCAATTCGGGCTGATAATTCTTGCACTTGGGGTTGCATTGATATTGACCAGTATCCTTTGGATCTCGGCGCTCTTGTTAACCGCGTTCGGTCCTTAAATCTCCCGCTGGTCATCTGCCGCAGCAAGTCCGGCGGCGCTCATGTGTTCTGTTTTGTTGCGCAGGCCATCCCAGCTTCTGATATGCAGGAGTATTTGCGTACCTGCGCTGCGCTCTTAGGCGAGTCGGGTCGGGAAATCTTCCCGAAGCAGGCGGAGATACTGGTAGAGCGTGGAGACACTGGAAACTTCCTGAACCTGCCGTACTTCAATGCCAACGAGACGTTGCGCTATGCCATAAAGGACGACGGCGAAGCCGCGACGCTCGAGGAGTTCTTTGCGCTCCACGCTCAGTACGTGCAGACCCCTCCTCTCGCGGTTCCAGAGGCACCTAAGACCTCTTCAAAGTTCATGGCCGACGGACCACCGTGCCTGCAGGCGTTATGCTTGCAGGGGTTTCCGGAGGGAACCCGTAACAACGGATTGTTCAGCCTCGGGGTGTACCTCAAGAAGGCTTTCCCCGAGGTATGGGAGAACAAGCTCATGGAATACAACATGAGCTATTTCTCGCCTCCGCTCGGCATTTCCGAACTCCAGATTGTGGTTAAGCAGCTGGCGAAGAAGTCCTATCACTACAAGTGCAAGGATCAGCCCCTGCTGGCCTTTTGCAACAGCGGGCTGTGTCGCACTCGAAAGTACGGCATCGGAGCAGAGGGACCGGATAGCCCTCGCCTGTCATCGCTCAGCAAGTACGCCAGTGAGCCGCCGCTGTGGTTCGTGGACGTGAACGGCAAACGATTGGAACTGGAGACGGAGAGCCTGTTTAACCAGATGGCTTTCCAGAAGGCCTGCATGGAACGCATCAACATGCTTCCGCCGACGCTAAAAAAGACTGACTGGGAAGGGGTTCTCAACGGCCTGCTGCACGAGATGGTGGAACTGGAACGAATCCAGGAGGCCAGTGAGGACACGAAAACGACCGGACGCTTCAACGAACTGCTCGAGGAGTACTGCACGCACCTACATCAAGCTATGGACCGCGATGAGATTCTCATGGGCAGGCCGTGGACTGATGAGGCGCAGCAGTTGGTGTACTTCCGAATGAAGGATCTGGAAGCCCATCTGAAGCGCAACGCTTTGATCTTGTCTTCACCCAAAGTCGCGCAGCGGCTCCGTGACCTTGGAGGGCAGTCTCATGTCGTGTGGCTCAAGGGCCGCGCAACACGGGTCTGGCGCATTCCGGCCTTTGCGAAGCAGGAGGCTCCATTCGAGGCTCCGGAAGAGAACCGCGGGGCTCCGTTCTGATGTCAGTCAACAAGATATTCGGTCCGCCTGGCACCGGCAAGACAACCTACCTGCTCAACGTTGTTGAGCAGGAGTTGGACCAAGGCACGCGGCCCATGGACATTGGGTACTTCTCTTTTACCCGCAAGGCGTCTATCGAGGCGCGTGAGCGCTCGATCCAACGCTTCCAGACGCTCAACCCGGAGACCGACTTCCCGTGGTTCAGGACGCTGCATAGCTTGGCGTACCGATGCCTTGGCCTGTCGTCCAAGGACATGATGAAGCCGGAGCACTTTGCGGAGTTTGCTGCTCAGACAGGGATTGAAATCGTCACGGAGGTGATGGACGACGAGTTCGCTGTCCGGGGCAACAATACCATCCTGAACGAGGTGGCGCTTGCCCGGATACGCGGCGATGACCTACGCGCCCACTACAACCGCAGCCGACTCGACATCGAGTGGTTTCACTTCGAGTACGTCGCGCGCTCCTATAAGTACTACAAAAACAGCCGCCAGCTGTTGGACTTTACCGACATCCTGGAGCAGCTTGTGGAGCAGCCTTACAGGCTCCCTGAGTTGGACGTTTTGATCGTTGATGAGGCCCAGGACCTTTCCAAACTGCAGTGGCGCTTGGTCCGCGAACTGTCCGCCAGGGCCAAACGAACTTACTTGGCAGGAGACGATGACCAGGCGGTCTACAACTGGGCTGGTGCTGACGTGTCAGAGTTTCTGCGATTCGAAGGCGACGTAGTGGTTTTGGATAAGTCCTACCGGGTGCCTGCAGAGATCCACGAACTGGCCAACAGGGTGGTGAAGCGCATCCGGAACCGCCAGAACAAGACTTGGGAGCCTCGAGAGGAGAAGGGGCGCATCTACCTGCACAACGACTTCCGGCACGTTGACCTGACATCCGGGGAGTGGCTTGTTCTCGCCTCCACGAACCACCTGCTGAACGAAACACACTCGTGGCTAAAGAGCGAAGGCATCCTGTTCGAGCGCCACGGACAACGGAGCATTCCAGAAGCAGTGCTGCTTGCGGTACTAGGGTGGGAGACGTTGCGTCGCGGAGAGCGCGTCACCTCGCAACTTGTAAGAAACATTTACAAGTTCCTCGATTCACGGTTCGTGGCCCGCGGGCACAAGACCTTGTCGAGCCTGTCAGACGAAGGGCTGTATTCCCTCGCGGACCTGCAGCAGGACCACGGGCTTTTGACGGACGCTATATGGCATGAGGCACTGGCTAAGATCGACGCGGCCAAGCGTGAGTACATCATCGCGCTATTACGCAGGAAGACTAAATTGACAGGGAATGTTCGTGTTCGACTGTCTACGATCCACGGGGCAAAGGGGGGCGAGGCGGATAATGTCCTGATGATGATGGAACTGTCCACGAAGTTCGCGGACGAGTACCAACGTAATCCGGATGATGTTAATCGATTACTGTACGTCGGGCTCACCCGTGCCAAGCAATCCTTGCACCTGGTGCAGCCTCGTAACGCACGAAAGGCTTTTTTCCTGTGAAGACACTTCCCATGTTCGCGCCCAAGTCCGAGTGGGTTCCTCCTGCTGCATTCCCTGACCTAAGCGAAGCGACTGAGATTGCCATCGACCTCGAGACGTGTGACCCACACATGGAGACACACGGCCCAGGGTGGCCACGTAAGGACGGCTACATCGTCGGCTATGCCGTCGCCGTCGAGGGGTGGAAGGGCTACTTCCCTGTCGCGCACGCGGGGGGCGGGAATCTCGACAAGCGCGTGGTCGAGCGCTGGATGAAGAAGGTCTTGGAACTCCCTTGTCCAAAGGTCATGCACAACGCGGCCTATGACCTGGGCTGGCTGCTTGCCTCAGGGTTCACGGTCAACGGCACGATATTCGATACGATGGTTGCCGCGGGGGTCATCGACGAGAACCGATACTCGTATGCGCTGAACAGCCTCGGCTTCGACTTCCTGAAAGAAACCAAGTCGGAGATTGGGCTCAAGGAAGCGGCTGCGGACTTTGGGGTGCATCCGAAGAAGGAGTTGTGGAAGCTCCCCGCGATGTTCGTGGGCGACTACGCGGAGCAGGACGCCGCACTGACACTCAAGCTCTGGCAGTACTTCAAGACCGCACTGAAGCGCGAAGAGGTTGAGTCGATCTTCGAGCTGGAGACAAGCCTGCTGCCGGTGCTCGTGAATGTCACCCTGAAGGGGATCCGCTTCAACGTGGATCGCGCTGGGGAACTCATCACGAAGATGGCGGGCGAAGAGCAGAAGATGATTCAGCAGGTATCCGACATCGCGGGGCATAGAGTAGACATCTGGGCGGCTGCCAGCATCGCGACGGCATTCGACAAGCTTAAAATCAAATACCCGAGGACGGCCACCGGGCTGCCTAGCTTCACCCGTTCCTTTCTTGAGTCCTGCGAAGCGCCCGTGGCGGGGATGATTGTCTCGGCGCGCGAGTTGAACAAGACCTACGGGACGTTCCTGCGGCCTTACTTGGACTTCGCCAAAAAAGACGGTCGGATTCATCCACACGTGAACCAGTTGCGCTCTGACGACGGCGGCACGGTTACCGGGCGGCTGTCCATGGCCAATCCCAACCTGCAACAGGTCCCCGCCAGGCATGAGATTATCGGCCCTACTGTGCGAAGCCTGTTCCTGCCAGAGGAAGGCGAGCAGTGGGCCGCGATGGACTTTTCCTCCCAGGAGCCCAGGTTGTTGGTGCACTACGCCACCCTGCTGGGGCTACCGGGTTCGGAGAACATGGCCAAGGCGTATCGCGAAAACCCGGATACCGATTTCCACCAAATGGTCGCCGATATGGCGGGCATCAAGCGCAAGGCCGCCAAGACTATCGGGCTTGGCCTCATGTACGGGATGGGCAAGGCCAAGCTTGCTGGGCAGCTGGACCTGCCTATTGAGGAGGCCTCGGAACTCATGTCGGTATTCCACCAGAAGGTCCCGTTCCTGCGGGGCACCGTGGACGCTGTCATGAAGCGCATCGAGAGCCCTGCGTCAGACGGATCAATCCGCACCCTGCTGGGCCGCAAGTGCCGGTTCCCGCTGTGGGAGCCTATCGAATACGGCATCAACAAGGCACTTCCCAGGGAAGAGGCGGCGGCCAAGTACGGCCCCCGCATCCGCCGGGCGATGACCTACAAGGGCCTGAACAGGCTCATCCAGGGCTCTGCTGCCGACCAGACCAAGTCTGCCATGGTCAATCTCTCGAAGGCGGGATTCAACGTCCTGCTGCAGGTCCACGATGAGATTGCCATCAGCGTCAAGACCCGTGAGGAGGCCATGGAGGCGGTCAACATCATGTTGAGCGCTGTACGCCTCGAGGTTCCCAGCAAGGTGGACCTTGAAATCGGCCCGAGCTGGGGCGAAGCCTGTTGACCGTATCGTATTAGATACGATACATTCGCGGCTCAATCAGGAGGGACCACCCATGCCAAGAAAGAAAGTTCAAAAGTTCGGTAAGACCTACGGTCGGAGACGCAAGCCTCGCCAGCCTGGGGACCCCGTGGTACACGTATCGCCAGCCAGGCGTCGCGAACCATGGACCACTATCACCGTTCGTAGCACGCACTACGCGATGATGCGGGAACTTGCGGAGGCATGGAAATGCTCCGTCGGAATGGTCTGCATGAAGCTTGTGGAAAAGGAATTCCAGAAGACGCTCTGGGAACAGCAGCAAGCGGAGCGACTTAAGCAGGTGGGCGCTCATGCCTCGCGTGCATAAAACTATCCTGCCCTTTGAGGTCGAGGTGGAGTACCAAGAGATGCCTGCCGACGAGGAGTTTGACCTGCCCCCGCAGGTCGAAATCACGGGCGTTTTTGCCCGTGCTTCGGAGGAATGCACCCATCGGACCAGGCGCGCGAATATCCTTTACGCGCTGAGTGAAGCGGAGATCATCAATCTTGAAGACGAAATACTGGGGGATTTATGACTGGAGACCAGTTCGCCGAGTGGTTCATCATTGTCGTCGGCTCTTTCACGCTCTACTGCTGCTTATGGCTAGATATCTTATAAGCCTCCTTCGAGGCTCAAAGGAGCGGCTGACACGGGCTGACCGTGAGGAGATTGCGGATGAGATCGAAAGTCTGCTGCTTCGCCTGGATCTCGAGAAACAGTTAAGGGATGAAAAACCGAGGACCAAGGACCATGGAAGCTGAACATCCGACACGGTTCTTTTACCAGGGGGCCCAGGTTCCGCAGGTGCCTTTCAGGGTAGCGGAATTCAGGGGATTTTTTCCTAATGAGAAAGCGTTCCGGCGGGCCATGGAGTGGGCCGCCGAACTTGAGCGACGGAATTGCCCGCGGCGCGCATGGAGAGTACGATTAGGCCTTGATGGCATATCCTGAGGGCTCAGTCAATGAGGAAAATGCGTCGGCCTCGCCGGTACGCTGATGGCGGTCCAGCTACTTCTGCCCCTCCGGGCGGAAAAAGCAACGAGGACAAGGAAAAACTCCTGCAGTCCTACTTCAGCAAGAGCCCTGGCATCTCCAAGGAGGAACAGGACAGCTTCCGGCGTGCGCTCGGGCTTCCCATTCCAACAAGCACGACAAGAAAGCCCCCCTCTCGTTCCCCGAACGCCCAGGCTGCCGGAGAACGCAGGAAAAGGCCGCTAACCACTCGCCCCAAAGCGAGGACCGCGGTTCCTGCTCCACGGACTCGAACAGCTCCCCCTCCGCCTCCTCCAGCCCCCGTTCAAGCTCCTGCTCCTGCCCCCTCACAGGGCGGAATGTTGGGCGGTGCCATGAATGCCATTGAAGAGCGAAATAAAATGCTTCAGGGCCTTCGGGGTGGCGGTCTTGTGAAGAAGAAAAAGCCAGTGGGCCGCATGCCGCGTCCTCGGCGTACCAAACGATGAAAGGAAATCAGACATGATCAAGAAGCCGATGATGGCGAAGCGCACCACCAAGGCCGCGCCCGCTAAGAAGAAGACCGTAGCGGCTAAGAAGAAGACCGTAGCGGCTAAGAAGCCGATGACCGTTGCCGGGAAGACGGTGAAGAAGTACCAGGTTGGCGGCCCCGCAATGGGCAGCCCTCGTGCCAATCCCACGGCGACCGTTGGAATGCAGCGGCCCACGATAACGCCGGGAATGACTGCCCCACAAATGAGGCAAGCCTACGGCCAGAGCGCGGGCATGAATAGGGCGGAGGCCCAGCGGCGAAACGCCAGCATGGCTACCCCTGCAGCGCGTTCCGCCTCCGGCGGTTTCTTGGGTGGAATGCTGGCGCGCCAAGGCATGACGCCTCGTCCGGGCATGGGCGGCTCAATGATCGCCAACAACGGCGGCGGGCTGATTCCCAACAATGCCGGTGGCATGGGCCGTGGAATGCCTGTAACTCCCGCTCAGTTTGAACAGTCTCTCGGAGCAGATCGAAATAACTACGTCAGGAACGAGCGAGGAGACTTTTTCCTGCGTCCGCCTCCGGGCACAACTCCCGCGCAGGCAGAACAGATGTATAGGGCGCAAACGGCCCGACTTCAGGCGATGCAGCAGGGAGCGGGCGGCTCAATGATCGCCAACAACGGCGGTGGGCTGATTCCTCCCCCGAACTCGCGGCCTAACGTTCCGGGGATTACCCCTCCAATGAATCGCCCCGTTCGCACTCCTCCGCCGCGACAGGGGATGCCGCAGGGAATGGACCCCGCAATGCAGCAGTACGCTCAGATGATGCAGCGGCGACAGGGTATGCCGCAGCAAGGGCAGATGCCTTCCATGATGCAGGGTATGCAGGGATTGGGCGCGGCGCAGGGTATGCAGCAAGGGCGGGGAGTTCCTTCCCAGATCTCCGACCTGTACGGCGGGCAGCAGAGGCCTCCCATGATGCAGGGGATGCAGGCGCAGGGGATGCCGGCAATGCCTCCTATGAGGCAACTGGGCGCGGGGCAGCCGCTTAATCGAGCGCCTGCGCAGGGAATGGACCCATCAATGCAGCAGGAGGCTAACAGGCAGCTGGAGCAGGCTGCGCAGCTGGGTATGCAGGGATTGCAAGCGCCTGCGCGCTTCAGGAAAGGCGGCGAGGCCAAGAAAAAGGCCGCAGCGCAAGGTCGCATGGCCAAGCCCGCAGGGCGGGGACGCACGACTAAACCTGCAGTGCGTGGCCGCATGGCCAAGCCGACACGAGGGAAGAAGTAATGCCAGAGCAGCGAGAACCACGGCCCATGGGCCGTGGTCAGTCGGACGACAGCGTTACAATGAACGAGTACATCTCGTTGCTTCGATCCCTTCGTGAACGTGGCGCAGACCTTCCGGACTTTCAAAGTCCGGAAGATGTCATCGCGTTCGCCAGGGAGAAAGGCCTTCTGGAGTCACGCGAGTGAGTAGAGGGGCTGGTGCCAAGAAGAGTGCTTCGCCGCGCCAGCAGTCCACCAGGGACTTTATCAAATCCGCGCTCGGAAGCACTGAGCGCGAACCTGGCTGGGAGTACGGTCAGATTCTTCCCGTTCGTGCAAGGAAAAACGAAGAAGGGGGGATGGAGCGGGAGTGGGGGCTAGGCTATAGCAACACTGCGAAGGGCATGCTCGATGCGTTTACCCTCCCTCGCCGTGCGATGGAAGGAGAGGAAGTAACGCCAGAACAGGCCATGGAAATGGCCATGAACGTCACCGCGCCTGGCGTTGCCACCGCGCGGTATGCTCCGGGCGTTCTCAACATGCCCACGGTGTACCACGGCACCCCGCATAGGTTTGAGCCTACTCCTGATAATCCACTTGGGGAGTTCAGGGCCGCACAGATTGGGACTGGGGAGGGTGCTCAGATGTATGGGCATGGGATTTATCTTGCGGAGAATCCGGCTGTGGCGAAGGAATATGCGCGAACATTATCTGCGGATAGGGAGCAGGCAATTCGTCGCGCGTTGGCCGGATTTGATATGGAAGTGCGAGATTTGGAAATGCTGAAAAAAATTAAGTTGGGAGAAGCGCCATGGCCTAATAATCAACGCGGGCAACCGGTTTCTCCTGAGTTTATTGATAAACAGATAGCCGAACGGTCAGACAGCGTTAATGTGCTGCAATCACTCAAAGAAAAGCTAGATGGGCTTAATAGCGTCTACACCGCTGACCTCCCAGACGAAATGGTCGACCGGATGCTGGACTGGGATAAGCCGCTTACAGAACAATCTTTGGACGTTCAGAGAAAAATACAACAGTTAGTTGACAAAGAACTAGGAAAAGGAACGTGGTCGGTTTGGTCTAAAAACAACCCAGATTACCGTGACCTTCGCGACAGTTTATTTGAAAACAAAACAGAACCAGAAATATCAGAACTGTTTAGGCAGGCTGGAATCCCCGGCATCAAATACCTAGACGCTGGCAGCCGCGACAAAGGCAAAGGAACCCGCAACTTTGTGGTTTTTCCTGGGGAAGAAAAGAAGGCAAAAATCCTAAAGAGGGACTGAAATGAGCAAAGGTCTGTACGCCAACATCCACGCCAAACGAGCCCGCATCGCCGCGGGCTCCGGCGAAAAGATGCGCGCTCCAGGGAGTAAAGGCTCCCCGACGGACAAGGCGTTCCGTCAGTCCAAAAAGACAGCGAAGAAGCGCAAGTGATCGAGACCCTCGGACAGCGGCAGCGGCGCTTCACGCTCTATGTCGGCAAGCTCATCATCTGGGCATACGACAACGGGTTTGAGTTGACCGTGGGCGACGCCTACCGCTCTCCAGAGACGGCGAAGATATACGCGGAGCGTGGAATCGGATCGGCCACCAGCTTACACTGCGAACGTCTGGCCATCGACCTGAACCTGTTCATCAAAGAGAAGTACCAAACCGACACTGCGGCCTATGCGCCGCTCGGCAAGTACTGGAAGTCTCTTCACCCTGACTGTGCGTGGGGCGGAGACTTCCGCCGTCAGGACGGCAATCACTTCAGCCTGCGCTACGGGAACATGGCATGATCGCAGACGCAATCGCGGGCGTCGTCGGAAAAATCATCGACCGTGCATGGCCAGACCCTGCACAGAAAGCCGCTGCGCTTCTCGAGCTGGAGAAGATGAAGCAGGCCGGAGAGTTCAAACAACTTGATACAGACATCCAGGCCATGCAGATGCAGGCCGATGTCAACAAAGTCGAAGCGGCAAGCTCAGATCCCTTCACCTCGCGTTGGCGACCTTTCGTCGGCTGGGTGTGTGGATGTGCGCTGGCCTGGCACTACATCGGGCGTCCGTTGGCGGGATGGGCGCTCCTGCTGGCGGGCAATGAAACGCCCATTCCAGCAGTTGACCTGGGGGACCTCATCGTAATTTTGCTGGGGCTCTTGGGCCTCGGAGGCCTCCGCTCCTATGACAAACTCCACGGAACGTCCAAATAAAAAGCGCTGTTCATCCTGCTGCGAAGTCAAGCCCCTCGACCAATTCTACCGACGAAAAGAGCGTCACCAGGCTGTCTGTAAGATTTGCCAAAACCTCTACCGACAAAAGTATCCGCGCCCCTCTGTGTCCGTGGAGAAGCGCAGAGAAACTCGTCTGCGGAAGTTCGGCATGTCCCTTGATGCGTTCTTCGAACTTCAGGAAGCGCTCGGCAGACGCTGCCAGATTTGCGGAACGCGGCCCGAGGGCCATCTGAGCGCGGACCACTGCCACTCCACAAACCGCTTTCGAGGCCTGCTCTGCTCGGCCTGCAACCTGGGCCTCGGACACTTCAAGGATGACATCAAGTCCCTGCGAAATGCTATCTTGTATTTGTTGAAATCAAAGGAGGAGTGACCGTGGTAAAGCATCAGGGGAGCCCATTTCATGATTCCGTAAACCGCCCCAGCCACTACCAGAGTTCGAGCGGCATCGAATGCATCGACGCTATCCAAGCCGTGGTCGAGCGGCTGGATGGATTCGAGGCGGTGTGCACCGCCAACGTCGTGAAGTACGTCTGGCGGTGGAAGGACAAGAATGGTGTCGAGGACCTCCGCAAGGCGCAGTGGTATCTATCCCGACTTATCAAAACTCTGACTGAGTGTCCCCCTGCCGGGTAGCCCGGCCCTCGCCCCCTTACGGGGGCGTTTTTTGTGTTGACAGAGGCCTGCGACCGGTCGCACAATTCGCTCCACGCCATCCCGGCGTGATACAGGAGACTGCACGTGGAAGACAGACACTACCCATCACTGTTCGTGGAGGCCTGGGGATTTCTTCCCTCTGAAGCAAACGTTCGATGGTTCAAGGGCCTCAGCCCTTGGCGCAAACGAGACCATGTCGAAGAAATGCTCGATATGGTTTACGCAAAGAAAGACAGAAAGGAAAACGCATGAACTGGGAAACTGTTGCGCGCGGCGCACTGGCCGAGGGCCGCGGCTCATGGGACAAGCTCCACCGTCAGGAGCAGGCCTACATCATCTCCGACTGGACCGAACGCGAGGGCAGGATCGAGATGCTCAACACATCTCCCGTAGACCTCGTCAACATGGTCGCGGACCTGTACGACCCTGAACTCAACATGGACAAGAAATCAGGGCTCATGGAGCTTGGGAAAACCATTTGCGCCGGGTTTGCCGTGCATGCACGGCGCTCTGCTGAGAGCCTGTGGAAGCGTGAGGAGGTGCGTCATGGAGTTTGACATCACACTGCGCGGCGAGCCCGCCACCGTTGTCGTCACTGCCTACTGCCCGGATCGTCCCGGGCAGTTCTCGGGCCACCCGGACACGTGGTATCCCGAGGAGCAGGGCTTCCTCGACTTCGAAGTATTTATTGACGGGGAGATGGTTTGCGATTTGACGGACACGGAGATCGAAGCGATTGAACGAGACGCGCTCGATCTTCTGGAATACGAGGCGGATCGTATGGCGGGGTACTACGAACAGGAGGAGCTGTGGGCATGAACGACATGATTGAGAAGATTGCGGATTGTTTGCTGCAAAATCATATGGAATTGATGGCGGAGGTAAGTCATCTACGTGAGGAGGTTTCACGTTTGATGTCCTGCAAAGGAGGGGGCTTGGGTTTAACGCATAAAGAAGTGACTGAAATTATCCGTGGAAATATGAAAATTACCGACCCTTTATTACTTGACGCCGTGCATGCAGTAGCGGTGGATATAGAGATCGCGGTGCTGGATAAAAATGGACTGCTAGAAAAAGAAGGGGAAGAGGAGTAGCAGATATGCACGCACGACTGATTTCATATACCACCACTCCGCTTGGAATTATGGCCCCGGAGCAGCTGATTGCTTACTGCGCGCGGGTGAGTAACCCGCAAAACCAGAACAGCCATGAGACAGCGGACAAGCTGCTGAGATACCTAATCGATCACAAGCATTGGTCACCCTTTGAAATGGTGAACGTGTGCATGGAAATCAAAACCACGCGCGACATCGCCCGGCAGATGTTGCGGCACCGTAGTTTTTCTTTTCAGGAATTCTCGCAACGCTACGCCGACCCGACAGAGCTGGGATACGTATTCCGCGAAGCGCGATTGCACGACCCGAAGAACCGTCAGAATTCTATCGAGGGCGTCGGCCCGGAGTTGCAGCAGAAGTGGGATGCCTACCAGAACGAAATCATCAAAGCAGCACTCGACGGCTACAAGTGGGCGCGCGAGCACGGCATTGCAAAAGAAGTCGCACGGGCTTTGCTGCCCGAAGGGATGATGGAGAGCGTGTTGTACATGAACGGGAGCGTCCGTTCGTGGATTCACTACTTAGATGTTCGCACCGACTCTTCTACCCAGAAAGAGCACCGGCAGGTGGCATTAGAGTGCGCGAAGATTATTATAGAGTTGATGCCGAGTCTAGTTAAGAAAGAAATCGAGGAGAAATGAAAATGGCTAACGTGATTATTGATGGTATTGAGTATGCGCCGGTTGTTCGTGCTGCGGGCACGCGCGCGGTTGTCGTTGTGGATCGCGGTTGGATCTTTGCAGGCGATGTGACGCGCGAAGGTAATAGAATCTTTCTGGACAACGCGGTGTGGGTTTTCAGGTGGGAGTCGATTGGCTTTGACGGTGTGATCGCAAATCCAAAAGACGACAACGTAACTCTTCGGAAGATGAAGAACCGGGTCGAGATTCCGGCTCAGTCTGAAATTTTCTCAGTGCCCGTGTCGGACGACTGGGGAGTGTGATGAACTTCCTTCCGGCAGGGAACGGCTCCAACTCCGGCTCCAACTCCGGCTACGGCGATGGCTACGGCTCCGGATACGGCGATGGCTACGGCTACGGCTACGGCTACGGCTACGGCTCCTGCTCCGGCTACGGCTACGGCTCCTGCGATGGCTACGGCGATGGCTACGGCGATGGCCACGGCTCCGGATACGGCGATGGCTACGATTCCGGCTCCGGATACGGATACGGCTACGGAACGCCGGAGATTTTGAGGAGAAGAGAATGAGGCCTGAAGAAAGCGTGATGAACTTCCTACCGGCAGGAAAAGGCTCCGGTGACGGCTCCGGCCACGGCTACGGCTTCGGCTTCGGTGATGGCTATGGCTACGGTGACAGCTACGGCTCCGGCCACGGCTACGGCTTCGTCTACGGCGACGGCTATGGATACGGCGATGGCGATGGCTACGGCTACGGCTCCGGATACGGAACGCCGGAGATTTTGAGGAGGAGAGAATGACCCAAGACGATATTGTCCGCATGGCACAGGAGGCTGGCTATGGCCTGTCACTGGCCGAGCTGCACGGACCAGCGCTGGAACTGTGTCAGCAGAATTAAATTTTTATTGAAGGTGGCAGAAAAATATGAACGAACGACTACATGACCTGTACAAACAGGCTTTTGGATATTTCCCCTCGCCCATCGGCGAACCTGAATTAGAAAAGTTCGCCGAGCTTGTCGCCGCTGGTGAACGCGAAGCGTGTGCGAAGATTGCCGAGACAGCGATCTACCGGCACGACATTGCCGACGCTATACGTGCGAGAAATGACCAATGAACAAAATGTCACCGCAAGCTGAACTCACTCTCTGGGTCGGTGCGACACGGTACTACATGGGGCGCATGACTTATGCTGTGTCCGACTTTTGCAATCTTTTGATTGGCTCGTGGAATGAACTCGGCGAAAACACCAAGGCCATCATCCAGCGCGATGTTGAGGAAGAGGTTGTGCGGGACGATGAGTCTCGCAAACGGGGAGATTCTTTTCATCCGTTGGGTCACGACTGTGACCGGAAGTCTTGGGAACACGTGATAAAACTGTGGACTAAAGTAACCAACGAAGGAGAACAGACATGATCGCATTGACCCCTTTTCAGAAGGACGTGAAGTACTTTTTTGACACCATCTACCGTCCGATGCTGGCCAGGGTGACAGGAGGCACCGCCGCGCAGGGGTATCGCTTTCCGACCCGAAAGGAGGCCGACGCCGAAGCACGCGAATGTGCGCGCCTGCACGCAGGCCTGCTGCCCCGGAACGCGGTGTTCAAAGTAGTGGACAGCGCCGAGACTGACCCGTGGCGCGAGTGGCGCGGAAACCCGAACTCGCCGAACCCCAACGATCGCAAGAAGGCGGCGGTGCACACTTTCGTAGTCCGCGCGACAACGAACGAGGTCTACGATCATCGCAATCGCTACTTCATCCCAGAGCCCTGGGCCACGCAGCTGGGGTTCACCAACGCCCGCTTCGCGGCCAACCTGTCTCCAGACTGGTAAAGATGTCGGTGAACGAAAAAATTAAAGAACTATACCTTCTAAGCCATATTGAAAGCCGCCGCGCTTCTCGAACTGGAGAAGATGAAGATGGATACTTTGGCAAAATGTTTGATCTTGAGACATTTTTTAACTTAATCAAACAAGAAATATACGATGAAATAAAAGAAGAGCTAATTCCAGATGAGTTAGTTGACATAGAACCCGATAGCTTCAGTAGGCAATACCTTAAAGGCTGTAATGGCGGTATTACTGATGCATTATATATTGTCAAGAATTTTGGAGTAGATATTGATGAACTATGATGATCTTTTGTCGAAGTGCCAAGGTTTTCTATCTCCAATCCTAGGGTGCGCAAGCAGGCTTCTGTCAGACTGGTGACATGACGACCTTCATGGCCATCTGCCGGACCTTGAACATCAACCCCTACGCCGTCGACGACGACGGCGGAAAGGCGTTGGTGCGGTTCGGCCACGACGGCGGACGGGTGACCGGGGCCACGATCTACCGCGGCCCAGACGGGAAACTTTTCTGCATGTCGAAGCGGCAGCCTGAAGTGGTCGAGGGCCACGGACCGTGGACCATGGCCCGCGAACAACGGTTCTTCAAACTCAAGACAGGCTCTTTGTGGGAGTGTGCGCACGATGATGAAGCTTGACGGTTTGGATGAGGCACTCGTAGGCGAGTGCCAGACCTGGGACGGCGGCTCACGGGTCGAGCGACTGGTGTACAGCGGAGAGGCCATCCTGGACATCCTGATGGAGAGGGACGGGATGTCTGAGGAGGACGCTTGGGAATGGGTGGACTTCAACATCGAGCAGGCGTGGGTCGGACTCTCGACTCCGATCATCGTCTGGGAAATCTCCTGGGAGGACCTGGATGAGCAGGAGCCTGACGATGGATGAGTCGCGGCGGGAGCGGCGGCGAGCCCAGAAGCAGGCCGAGAGAGAACGACGGGCTCAGGAGGGACTCGTCCGGGTCGAGTTCTGGGTGGACAGGGAACACCTGGCCGCAGTGAGGGCGTTCATCGAAAGCCTGAAAGACTGATCGAATGATACAAGGGAGGACGGATGTTCAAAGCGGAAAAAAGAAAGTGCGACGGGTGCACGCGCTGTTGCGAAGGCTGGCTGCACGCCACGATCACCGGGCCCACTGGTGAGGCATATCCGATGTACCCTGGCAGGAAGTGCCAGTTCCACAGAAAGGGCAGCTGCAGCATCTATGATAGGAGGCCTGCCGACCCGTGCCGGGGCTACACCTGCGCCTGGCTGACTGAGGAAATCATCCCGGAGTGGATGAAACCCTCCGAGTCGAACGTTATCTTGACGTGGCACAAGGTGAAGGAGATCGACCAGATGTACCTGGAGGTGGTCGAGTGCGGGACGCCCCTGACAGCCGAGGTGCTCAACTGGTTAATCCACCTGTACCTGCGCAACAAGGTGAACGTCGTCTACCGCCTGAGCGGCGGCACAAATCACATCGGCACAAGGGAGTTCATGCAGTGGGCAGAGCGCGTGAGGGTGACCCTTCCGATCTTCCCGTTTTGGAAGCACGAAGAGCCCGCGGCTCCGGCTCCAGTTCCAGCAGAAGGAGCACAGGCATGAAGACCTTTGTAGTGGCACTGAGCAAGGTCATCAGGGTCAGGGTGACGGCAGGGACCTCGTCAGAGGCTCTCAGAGACGCTCTGGGCGCGGATGACAGGGGAGAACACCTTGTGCAGTGGGTAGACATGTCGGCGCTTGGAGAGGTCCTGGGGGAGGAAAGCAGGAAGTTGACAGCGGAGGATTGGGGGATGGAGGTGCCGAGGGGGAGGGATTGAGGGACAAGGGGGATGGACCATGGGCCACGGACCACGGGCCTGGGAGGGCAAAACGCGACTTTCATATAGAGGCTTCCCAAAAAACGAAAAAAAAATAATTTTTTTTTGAAATTAGGCGTAAACCGTGTAAAGGCGTAATAGTAGAGTGATATCAGGGACTTAGTACATCACAGGGAGAAAAACAGGGGAAGTTAGGCGTAATTGTGGCAAATTATATAGGGGGTACCGCGCGAAACTTTTTTTTTTCGTTTTTTTTTTTTCGTTTTTCAGAAAGCCTCGTATATGGAAAGGCTGCAAGTGGGAGGTGTGGACATGTCGAAGAAACCCCTGGTGCCGGCGGTGCCAAAAAGGAAGGCGAGGGGAAGTGGAAAGCTCGAGGCTCGCCTCGCTGCTCCGGTCAAGCGGGAGGGACTCCGCCCGTTGACCGCTAAGGAGCAGAAGTTTGTCTATGAGCTGGTGTCGGCGGACGGCGAGATCTCGATGACCGAGGCTGCCATCCGGGCAGGGTACTCCCAGATATCGGCCCGGCAGACCTCGCAGGACCTGACCAACCCTGCGAAATACCCTCAGGTTGTTGCGGCAATTCAGGACTACCGCGCGGAACTAAACGCTAAATATGGCACGACTTTTGAAAAGCACCTTCGGGATCTAAAGCGCATCCGAGATGCAGCGCTAGATGCTGGAGCCTTCGGCGCAGCAGTGCAGGCGGAGTACCGGCGCGGCCAAGCCCTGGGCACGATCTATGTGGATCGAAAGGAGGTCAGGATCGGCACCATCGACAGCATGTCGAAAGACGAGGTCGCGCAGAAGCTTCGCGAGATCAAAGCCATGTTCGTGGGCGCGTCGCGCGACATCGTGGACGTGGACCCAGTGGTCCTGGAGCAATCCGTCGAGCGGGAGGCGTCGGCTGAACCGGAGTTTGACGAGGAGGAGGTACTACGTGAAAGAGGCCCAGCTATACCAGAGACTGAAGATGAACCTGGAGGGGTGCCAGATGACGAGACTGGAGAGTCGGGCGAGCCTTGGGACACCTGATATTCTGGTCGCTTGGCGCGAGGGCATTTTTTCGACCATCGAGACCAAGGTGGTAAAGTCTGGCCTGAAGGTGGCCCTGAGCGCGCATCAGGTCAGTTGGCACATGCGGACGGCGGAGGTGGGTTGCCCAGCACACCTCATCGTAGCCGCCCTGGAGGCCGCCAAGCGCCCCGCAACGCTCAAGGTGTACCGTGCAGGGCAGGCACGTGAATTGGCGCTCCACGGGCTCCGTGTGGAGCCCGCGGCAGCCTTCCCCTTATCGCACGTGCCTTGGCACGTGCTCAGGGACTGCCTGCTGTCGTGATCGTGCTGGGGAGGGACACCTCGACCTCGTCGTGGATCATCAGGATGCGGTCCCTGACCGCCCCGAAAACCTGCAGAGGAGAATCCAGCACGATAGTGTGCTGGACCTTCCCGCCGTGTTTGACCCTGGATGACTCGATCTTCCCTTTGAACGGGAACCGGTCGAGATAGCGCCCCTCGGCTCGCCATCCTGTGTGATCCCAGCCATTCGATCCATTGTGTAAGTCGATCATCAGTTATCCCTCCGCAGTGCCGCGAGTATCAGGAAAAAGGCGAGCTTGCCGATGATGGCCAGAACGCCAGGGGACGCTGGCGGCTTGATGTTCAGTCTCACGTCGTCCCCCTTAAAAGTTGAAATGCATATGCTGCCACTGCCGGAACTTGTCCGTTGCCAAGGGCTTTGAGTCTGTCCACCCGAGCGGCCACCCCATTAGCCACTCTACCCACGTCGGGTTCAAGGTCCCACGCGCCCACTCCTCCGGGGTGGTCCCGCGAATCCTTGGGTCGTTCCCAAGCATTCGTTGCATCTTTCCCTTCGGGGTCCCGGCTGCATCCTCGTTCGCCTGCGGAGTGAGCCACAATCCAGATCCTGTCCCTTTTGTGCGGGGCACCAACGTCGGCTGCTCCCAGCACTCCCCATCTCGCATCAAACCCCAACGAGGCCAGGTCACCAAGGACTGTCTCGAGCCCTCGCCGAGTAAGCATGGGGCTGTTTTCCACGAACACGAATCGGGGTCGTACTTCGCTAACCACCCGCGCCATTTCTCTCCACATTCCGCTGCGCTTTCCTCTAATCCCATATTTTTGGCCTGACGTTGATATGTCTTGGCATGGAAACCCTCCAGATACAACGTCAACAACTCCTCGCCACGGCCTGCCGTCAAAGGTTTGAACGTCATCCCAAATCGGGAAAGGCGGGAGAATTCCGTCATTTTGTCTGGCGACAAGTACGCTTGCGGCGTAGGGCTCCCACTCGACAGCGCATACGGTTCGCCATCCGAGCAAGTGTCCGCCGAGTATTCCTCCACCAGCGCCTGCGAAAAGAGCCAGTTCATTCATGCCCTCCCTCCAGTATTTCGAATTCGAATGACAGACAATCGCACGCCAGCCCGCCCGCGTCGTGGTCCGTGCAGAATTCCGGGTCATCATCGCAGCCGATGCACTCGCCTAATTCCGGGTGTGATTCCAGCCAGCCCGCGATCTCCGTGGACTCCTCATCAGTCAGACCGGACTCATCGCCATATACTAGTGCGCTCACCCAGTGCGCGGGCAACGTGAAGAAAGCCCGCCCATCTACCAGCACGCATAGATCCGGATCAGTAGTCGGGATTTCCGTGATGAAATAGCCGACGCGGTTGATGTGAGAATAACCGGAGGACACATACAGACTGCCGTCGCAGTCTATTAGGGTCCACACTTTGCCCGCGTCGATATCAAGCGCCGTGCGTACGTGCACGATTTCATCGCCGAATGTCTCGAACAAATGACCATTGAAACCAGCATGATCATCGAGGTGATTCTGCATCGGCTTGAATTTTTCCAGCCAGTCTGAATAGTTCATGCTGCACCTCCTTCGACAAGATATGCGCGACGCACATTAGCAATTGCTAAATCATCTTGCGCGGTAGTCAACATCAGTTTTCTGCCCGGCGTCGAGTTTAGATGCCGCTTAGCTGTTCTCACGTCTGTGAGATACCAGCCGTTAGATTTGCGTGACAGCTGCACGATGGTCACGATAACGCTGTATTTGTAAGATGTTGGAAGCCGTGAGCCCGATTGCGCAAAAAAAGCCGCGCCCGCGCGGTCCTTTTTCGGGATGCCCAGGTCTTCGAGCAGTGCTTCTGCTTCTTCTGCGATTTTCGCTAGTTGAGCAGCGTCCGTAAAAGTGTGCGAAGCAGCTCGACAGTTTATTGCAGCGAGAGCAGCGTCAATTTTAATATCGTCTGTGATCTTGATGGGTTTCATTCTCATGTCTTTCTGTATGCGTCGGCCGACTGCCGACAGCCGCCACTATGTCATCGCGCACAGCGGGCGTCAATCTGTATCGCACGAAAAAACACATGCGCAGCGCTTGCAATCGCACGCGCACGCGTGCAAGATCCGTCCTGCCCGATTCGGGCGCATACAGAAGAAAGGCTTTAACTATGATCCTCTATTCCGGACCTTCCCTGATCGACGGATCCCCCATTGTCGCTATCGCCACGGGCGGCAGTAAGAACCCGAAGACAGGCGATATGCTGCAAGTGTGGATCCTTCGCGCGGATCTCTCTCCCGTGGAAGCCGCGCGCACGGGTGCCGATGCCGCAATCTGCGGTACTTGTCAGCTGCGCCCGCTCGCAGTAGCGGCCCGTCGTGCTGCCGGCGAGCCCGAGGGCGCCCGTTGCTACGTAACTTTGATTCACGGGCCGCGGTCGGTTTTCGATAAGTACTCGCGCGGAGGATATGAAACCGCGATTACACCCGACGCGCGCCGACGCGTCGGAGCCGGCCGCATGGTTCGGTTGGGGGCATATGGGGATCCGTCAGCCGTTCCCGCTATCGTCTGGCGGCAGCTGCTCGCCGACGCCGTCGGCCACACTGGGTATACCCACCAGTGGTCGACGCGCGGCAACGCTGCTTTGACGCGCAACTTGCGCGCTATGCGACCGCTTGTAATGGCCAGCGTGGAGACCATCGCCGATGCCGAGCGAGCGCAGCAAGCTGGCTGGCGTACCTTTCGTGTCCGTCCTGCTCCGGCTCCCGGCGACAGGATGCCCGGCGAGCGCATATGTCCTGCAAGTGCCGAAGCGGGACATAAAGTGCAATGCATCGACTGCCGTGCTTGTGCCGGCACAGATGGTCGCGCCTCCCCGGGGATCGCCATTATCGACCATGGTCCCGGCTCCCGAGCTACCCGCCGAGCCGCCTAGCCGGTATCGTCCCGCCCGCGCCCGCTATGGG